CTATTGCAGAGTGCGCCCTTCGTGGTGCCGCACTTCGTCCTCAATCTGATTCACGAAGTCTTCGATCTGGTCCTCGTCAAACACCTTGTTGTCGAACGGCACCTGACGAAGGATCTCGACGGCATTCCGGTACGCTGGCTCCAAGGAGGTGTTCTGAGGACGCCCCACTATGAAATGAACCTGAACATCCTCGGTTGTGCCAATCTTGACGGCTGAAAGGTGCCCCAGCCAGCGGCGTGCCTTATCCTTGATGTTGTCTGCGTCAGACAGGTCGAATGAAAGTGGCTCGTATACGTGCCAGCGCCCGTTCTTCCACGCATGACGAAACTCGACAGCGTCCGTATTTCCTTGGATGCGCTTCGGCTCCAGCTCAACGTTTACACCATGCTCCTTGAGCTTCGCCTCGACGGGACGCCATACGTCGTCATCACTCCGTCGGCGCTCAGACGGTCGATCATACCTCGATACAAAACGCAGATAGAGCTGATCGAAGGTCTTCTGCGGGTCCGCAGTCAGGCCGGCGCCTACTGGCGACCACTGCAACGAGCTGTCATCGAGCGGCAACGCGATCCGCGCATAGTCACCGGCTGTCCTCTCGCCTTTGAAAAGGCCCTCACTTTTCAGACTACGCTGAACGCTCTTCATCCCCCGATCGATGGCTTCGATCGCGCGCTTGTAGGACTCACTGTCCAGATCCGGAAAAACATTCTTTATACGGCCGAATGTTTTGCGGGATTTCGTCAGGATGAGCGGTCGACCAGGGACGACCATGACCAAGCCGACATTCACGAACTCGCCCGTAAGGACATCGTGAATGTATCGCAGAACGACGTAGCTATACGGCTCCTTCGCGGTCATGCCAGTATCCTCCCAAGTTCCCCGATGCATGCATCGATGTTGTCCCTAGCCTCGGCGATCAACTTCAGCGCAGCATCTATGTCGGCGCGGGCTGCTGCCCACTCCGGGGGGATGGCTCCTTCATACTCCTGCAGCCGCGCATCCGACAAGGCGCTCCAGCGAGATTTGATCTCGCTGAAGTCGAACGGCGCGCCTTTCAGCTCATGCACGAAAATATGCCTGCCAGGGGTTTCTAAGTCCCTCATGCCGCCAAGTACCCATGGCGCGCGCCACAGGAGGAGCAGGCGGTGGGCGAAGGCAAGCTCGTGATCGATGATCCTCAGATCGTTGCCCCTGACAAGGCAGTTCGGATTCTCCGCCCGCCGATCAGGGTTCTGGATGATCGCGTCGAACAGCAGGATGCCAGCGGCAACTGGCCTCATCGCGTCAGAGAGGCGCTGACCGCTGCTCCAGGCGGAGAAACCCGTGCTGCGCGTAGAGCCAAACGCCAAGGGACAACTGCGGCGCAGCTTGTCAGCGATCTGGGGGTCTGTCACCACCGGAAAAATCTCCGGCGGGATCTCGACGATCCAGGGCCTTGGCACCGGAAGCCCCAGATCGGCTGCAAGACATGCGGCAATGGCCTCTCTCGCCAGGTTCACTACCGCCTGGTCGCAACCTGCCGAAAGCTTGACGAAAACTTCGACCTCTTCCTCGCCATCCGCCTCGCAGGCCGACAGGACAGGCCCCGTTCGTCCCTGTACCGCAGCCCGGTCGATCCGGGTAAGGACGGCGCGAGGTATCATGCGGCCTTCGCCCGACCGTCGAAGATCTCGTGTAGCATGGCCGGAATAAGAGCCTCCACGTCCTTAGCAGTGCTGGCGCGGATGCCGCGGGCTTCGCGGGCCTTCGCATGCAGACGGTCAAACCATTCCTGGCGGCCGATCGGTGGCGTCGGAACGGTGATTGCCTCCAGCGCTCCTTGCCCCAGAGTGCGGTTCCTGTCGGCACTTCCGGGCGATGCGGATTGGACCTTGCCGAGACCTTCAGAGGTCTGGAGGTAGAACCAGATGAACTCGGCTGTCGCGAGCCCCTGAGTGGGAACGCATGTCAGGTAGCGGTGCGAGCCGACCCGCCCATGGTCATCGGGGCCAGCCACTGCGAACGCCCCCTCCCAAGCCTTGATGTTGCTGAACACGAGGTCGCCTTGCTGAACAAGGAAGAGCTTTTGCCAGCTCAGGTCCGCGCCCAGCAGATCGGGTTTATGAAAAGTACCGCGGCCGAACGAACGGACGCCGAGCTCGGGATAGCTCGCGTCAAGATCGATCTCGACCGGCCTGCGCATCAGCGGCGCGACCTCGGCCATGGGGCGCAGGGGGGCGCCATCGATGGCGCGCTGAAAGGCTTTTAGCAGCAGCGCCCGCGTCTCCCGCTCTGCCGCCTCGATAGCGTTGCGGCGTTCGTCCACCAGTGCCGCGACCTGGTCGAGCCTTTCGACGATGCGGCGCTGATCGTCGAGGGACGGCAGCGGGATCTTTAGCGACAGGAACTTTTCTGGAGAAATAGTGTCGCGGCGCGCGCCCATACCGCGGGACTTCCGACGTAGTGCATGCCAATTGGGAGCATACTTAAGGAACCATCCCACATAGGCGATAATTGCCCGTTCCTCGTCGCAGCGGAATGTGGGGAACTGGGTCGAGAGAAAGCGTCCAGAATTTTCTGGATCAACGACGGCGATCGCACCTTCCCAGCCCTTGAGTTGGCTTAAGACGACCTGCCCGACCGAAAGATGGTGAAAACGCTTGTAGGTTGTCTCCGATCCGCGCAGCGGCTCACGATGGAAAAGCCCTCGCCCAAAGCCGTAGACGCCAGACATTTCGTAAGTTGTATTCGCATCAATATCGACTGCATTTATATCAAGCTGCAGAACTTCGGACAGCGGAACACTCTTGTCGCGCATCACAGTCGCTCCGCTAGCACGGCCTTGATCTCGTCCATAATCTCGATGATCCGCTGCTCCTGTGCGATGATCGCATCCGCGATCTCCGCCGGCGCACGGTGATCTACGACCTCTGCGGAATGCGGGTTCTTGATGTCCAGGTTGCAGGCGACAACGCGATCCTGCGCGTCGCGCTGGATCAGGTCAGCGGCCGAGACCTTCCAGGCGCGCTCGTTCGGCTCGCGCTTCTTCCACCAGGCGAGGCAGTCCGCAAATTCCTCATAGGCCATGGGCGCGGTCTTCGAGTACTTCTTGCGGCCCTCCGGCAGCGGCATCTCGTAGTACCAGATGTCCTTCGTCGGTCCGGTCGTGTCGAAGAAGATCAGGTTTGCCGGGATGTCCGTATAGGGCGCGAAGACCCCCTCACGCAGCCGGACCACCGTGTGCAGGTTGAACTTCTCGAGCAGGTCCGCCTTGATCCGCGCCGAGATGCCATCGCCGAACAGCGTGCCGTGCGGAACGACGACCGCGGCCCGCCCGCGCCCGGCGCGCTTCAGCCGCCGCATGATCAGTTGCAGGAACAGTAGCGCCGTTTCGGCCGTGCGCCGGTCCTCGGGGAAGTTGTTGAGGATGCCCGCCTCCTCCTCGCCGCCGAACGGCGGATTGGTCAGGATGACATTGACCCTCTGATCCTCGCCGATCTCGGCCAGGCGGAAGCGAAGGGCGTTGCCGGGGTCGATGCGCGGGGCATGCAGGCCGTGCAGCAGGAGGTTGAGCTGGGACAGAAGGAACGGTAGCGACTTGGCCTCGCCACCGAAGAAGCTGTCCTCCTGCAGGATGCGCCGCTTCTCGACCGTATCGGCCTGGCGCTCGAGATGCTGAAAGGCCTCTGTCAGAAATCCGCCGGTGCCGCATGCCGGATCGAGGATGGTCTCGCCCAGTTTGGGATCGGTCACTTCGACCATGAACCGCACGACCGGCCGAGGCGTGTAGAACTCGCCTGAGTCCCCTGCCGCGTCACGCATCTCGCGCAGCAGCGTCTCGTAAAGGCGACCGAGGGTATGGACTTCCTCCGACGAGTCGAAGTGGATGCCGTCGATCAGATTGACGACGTCGCGCAGCAGGTAGCCGCTCTCCATCCGGTTTGCGAAGCCCTGAAAGACGGTCGCGATCACGTCGCGCCGTTCGCGCCGCCCGTTATCGCCTCGCAAGCCTCGGAGATAGGCGAAGAGCCCCGGGCCGCGCGTGTCGTCCGGGCGCTCGGTCATTTCGGAAACGAGAAACGACAGGAGGTCGGGGCCGGTGATGCCATCCGCATCTGCCGCCCAGTCGCGCCAACGATAAGGGGCTTCGATAATCGGGCGATAGTCCTTGCCTGCGAGCTCCGCGCGTCCTTCCTCGATCCGTTCCATGTCGTCGAGGAACTTCAGGAACATGATCCAGGTCAGCATCGGCAACCGATCGAGGTCGCCGTTCAGCCCCTTGTCCTTTCGCATGATCTTGCGGGCGGACTTGATGATGCTGTCGAGACGCTGGGCAGTGGTCAGTTGCTTCGGCGCAGCCTTCTTACGGGCGGTTCTGGCCAAGTTGGATCTCCTTCAATTCAAGCGGTGTAGAGCAAACGCTGCAGCTCGGTGACGGCGCTGCGCAGCTCCTTGCCCCCGCCGAAGCGGGCGGCGATTTCGATGACGTTGCCCCACTCGTTGAACGGGGGCACTTCCAGGATGTCCGGAAGCTTGAACTGGGCACTGCCATGTTCGGCATACTTTTCAAGCACGGCATCCAAGACCTCGCGGGCATCCGGCCCGAAGCGGTCCAGAAACTCGTCCTGCTCTCTCAGCAGACGGTCAGCACGCTCGCGCCGGGTTCGCAGCGGCGCGTTATATGCCAGATGGCAAAGGAGATCGAACGGATCGGCCTCCGGCTTTCCGACTGCATCAGCCAGGGAATCGAGGTCGATGCCCTTCTCCTCGAGCCGCTCGACGATCTCCGCCCGGCGTTCGGGGTCAAGCCAGTCCGTGCGCAGTTCCGACGCATTGGGATAGAGCGTGCGAACCTTGTCGCCGGTGTAATCGGTAAGCTGGCGGCAGGCGAGCTGCCGCCCGTCAGAATCGAGTTCGTAGACGAGGTGCCGGACGATCGAGACCTCGCCGCCATCAACATAGAACTTGCGGGGCCCGTTCTCGCCCGCGTCCCCCAGATCGACGGGTCCATCCGGCATATCGGGCCCTTCTGGAAAATCGTCGGGATCCAGTGCCACTTCTTCGATCTCGCGCTCTTCCACGATGTCGCCGTCTGCATTGATGACCGCTTCGTCCTCGCGGACGGGATCGCCGTCAAAGGCGGGATCGGCGAACATGCGCGTCGCGGTCCCGGTGTAGTCGATGATGTTGAAGGCGAGCTTGCCGTAGTCGGGCCTGAGACGGGTGCCTCGCCCGATGATCTGCTTGAACTCGGGCATGGAGCCCACGACCCGCGCGAGCACCACGTTCTTGCAGGTCGGGGCGTCCACGCCGGTCGTGAGAAGCTGCGACGTGGTGAGGATGACCGGCGTCTGGGTCTCGACATCCTGAAACTTCGCCCTGTGCGCGCTTCCCACATCGCCTTCGTCGGACGTCACGCGGCAAACGTAGTCGGGATGGTCCTTCACGAGATCGGTGTTCAGGGCGGCGAGCGCCTGCCGCATCTCGAGCGCGTGTTCCTGGTCGACGCAGAAGACGATGGTCTTGGCGAAGCGGTCGGTCTCGGCCATGAAGCCCGCGAGATGTCTCGCAATGGCCTGCGTTCGTGCACGCAGCGCCACGACCCGCTCGAAGTCCCGCGTGGAGTATTCGGCGTCGGGGATTTCTCGCCCATAACGATCAAGTTCACCCCGCGTCGGTCGCCATCCGGCGGCGTCGTAGTCCGAGATGACGCGGTGGACGCGATACGGGGCCAGGAAGCCGTCAGCGATGCCCTGCGCGAGGCTGTACTCATAGAGCGGATCGCCGAAATAGTTGTAAGTGTCGACGTTATCCTCTCGCCGCGGCGTCGCTGTCATCCCGATCTGGGTCGCAGGCTCGAACCACTCGAGGATTTCTCGCCAGTTGCTGTCGTCCCGGGCGCTGCCACGATGGCATTCGTCAATGATGATGAGATCGAAGAAGTCGCGCGCATACTCTCGGTAGAGGCCGGGACGGTTCTCGTCACGCGCGATGGACTGGTAGATTGCGAAATACATGTCGCGGCTCTTGACCGCCACGCCGCCAGCTATCTTGTGACGGGCGTCGCCAAACGGGCTGAAATCCTTTGCCATCGGATCGTCGACCAGGACGTTGCGATCAGCGAGAAACAGGATCTTCGGGTTTCGGTTGACCCCTTTGGAATTCCAGCGTGCTGACCATAGCTTCCAGCAGATCTGGAAGGCGACGGCAGTCTTGCCCGCTCCGGTGCACAGTGTGAGAAGGGCCCGCGTCCTGCCCTGAAGGGCCGCTTGAACCGCGCGGTTCACCGCGATTTCCTGATAGTAGCGAAGGGGTTTGGCTCGGTCTGGAAAGGTGGGCGTCAGCAGCCGTTCGGCCACTTGGTCGTCGACAATGCCCTCGGCGCGGCGAAGCCGGGCCCAAAGGTCATCAGGCGCCGGGAAATCCGAAATCGTTCGCTCGATGCCGGTCGTGTAGTCGAACTCGACAATCTCGATCCCGTTGGTCGAATACGCGAACCGAAGTCCAAGGATTTCCGCATATTCCTTGGCTTGTTGGAGGCCCTCCGCGGCGTGCCGGTAGCGGGATTTGGCCTCAACGACCGCGATCGGGAAATCCGGATTGTATCGGAGAAGATAGTCTGAGCGCTTCTGCTTGCCACGGCGAGCTTTGCCGCCGACAAATACAACTCGGCCGTCAGTAAAAGTTCTCTGCTCGTTTATCGCGTGCGGGCGATCATCCCAGCCTGCTTCCTGCAGCTTCGGGACGACGAACTTCCTGCAGGTATCGGCTTCGTTCATGCGCAATCTACTTCGCCCGGTTTCGACATGCCATCGCGCAGCAAACGGCTTGTCAAAGAACTCGGCTCAGATCAACGCGCAATTCTTTGGTTTGGCAGCTCTTTCGCCCGACAACGGCTCGGAGAAGCTACAGCGTGGCCGACTGATGCCGCAAGCCTTATTCCGTCCCTCGCAGCAAGGACTCGCGCTGCCTCGACCATTCATCGGGGATCTGCACTCGCAGCGACTGAAGCGTCAGGCCCGGGGGATGCCGTGCGTCGAGTATCGCCTCGACGAGATCGGGCGCAAGCTGCGTCAGCCGAAGCACACGCGTGAGGTAGGAGACAGCGATGCCTTCCTGCGCGGCGAGGTCGGCTACCGTGGCGAAGTCACCGTTGTCGAGCATCCTCTTCCAGCGGAACGCGCGCGCAAGCGCCTTGATGAGCGTATCGTCCGGCTTCCCGCGCGCTTGGGTGCCTGATGGCCGCTGCATCTCTTTCCGCCCGCCGCGCTTCACGATGCGGAATGGCACGTGGATTGTAATGGTCTCGGGGACCGCCGTCGCGCGGGTCATGCCGCTGCTCCGATGCTGCCAGACAGCATCTCGCGCGCGAGCCCTCCGAGGCCGTCCATCCGGAGCCGGAAGTTGAGCCCGTTCGTGCCGATATCGACGCGCTCGACCAGCAGCGTGACTATGCGCGCCTGCTCGGCGGGGAAGAGTTCGTCCCACAGCGGATCGAGCTGCTGCAGAGCCGAACGAGCGTCAGCCTCGGTTATATCGTCGGCGTGAGCGCGCGCCGCCTTCCATGTGCCCGCAACGATCTCTGGCTGCCGGAACACGGCACGGAGTTGGTCGATGACCGCGGCCTCGATCTCCCCTGCCGGCACGCGGCCCACGGGGCATGACCCGGCACCATGCTTCAGCACTGTCTGGCTGACGTAGTAGCGGTAGAGCCTGGCGCCCTTGCGGGTGTGGGTCGGCGAGAACGCGGCGCCATCGGGACCGAAGAGTAGTCCCTTCAGCAGCGCGGGCGTGTCGGCGCGAGTCCGGGCGGCGCGCTTGCGGGGGCTTTCCTGCAGGATGGCGTGGACGCGGTCCCACGTTTCGCGGTAGATGATCGGGTCGTGCTCGCCGGGATAGCTTTCGCCCTTGTGCACCGCCTCACCGATGTAGGCGCGGTTGCTGAGAATCCGGTAGATGTATTTCTTGTCAATCCGGTTGCCGCGCGGCGTCCGGAGACCCCGGGTGCCGACCTCCCGCGCCAGTTCCGTGCAGGACCCGATCTCGAGGAAGCGGGCGAAGATCCAGCGCACATGCGCGGCGGTTTCTTCGTCGACCATCAGCTTCCGGTTCTCGACCCGATAACCGTAGGGCGGCACCCCGCCCATCCACATGCCTTTCTTCCGGCTGGCAGCGACCTTGTCGCGGATCCGCTCGGCCGTCACCTCGCGTTCGAACTGGGCGAACGAGAGCAGGATGTTCAGCGTCAGCCGCCCCATGGAGGTGGTGGTGTTGAACGACTGTGTGACGGAGACGAACGTCACGCCGTTCCGGTCGAACACCTCGACCAGCTTGGCGAAGTCGGCGAGCGAGCGGCTGAGGCGGTCGATCTTGTAGACGACCACCACGTCGACCAGCCCGTCCTCGATGTCCTCCAGCAGCCGCTGCAGACCGGGCCGCTCCAGCGTCCCGCCCGAAATGCCGCCGTCGTCATACTGATCGCGGACCAGCACCCAGCCCTCGGACCGCTGGCTGGCGATGAACGCCTCGCAGGCTTCCCTTTGGGCGTGAAGCGAGTTGAACTCCTGCTCCAGCCCTTCCTCGGAGGACTTCCGGGTGTAGACGGCGCAGCGGAGCTTGCGGACGACCTTCGATTTATCCGGCGGCTTCGTCATGTCCGCCCCCTGTGGTTCTTGAGCCCGAAGAAGACCCAGCCGTTCCAGCGCGTACCGGTGATCGCGCGGGCGATTGCCGACAGCGACTTGTAGGGCCGCCCCTGCCACTCGAAGCCGTCGGCGGTGACGGTGACGATCTGCTCGACGCCCTGCCATTCTCGCAGCAGCCGCGTGCCGGTAATCGGGCGGTCGCGATCGGCGCGGATGCTCCGCTTCGCCCGGTCGCCGCCATCCAGTTCTTCGCCCAGCCGTTCCAGCCGCCGGATCGTCTCCGGCTTCAGCCCGCCATAGGCCAGTTCCTGGATGCGGTAGGCGATACGGCTTTCAAGGTAGCGGCGGTTGAACGGCGGCGGCTCACTGTCGAACAGGTCGCGCCACTGTTTCTTCAGGTCGGGCGTCGGCGTGGTCTTGAGCGCGGCCAGGCGCGCGGGGATCGGATCGGGCTTGTTCATGCATTTCTCCGGTGAGTTGGAGTTGCATGACGGCATTGGTCGGGCGGATAGTGTAGGCAACGTTCTCCAGCATCGTCAGTTACTTCGCCCCCATCCCGCATGCGCAATCGAACCAGCCCAAGCGCCAGCAGACCGCACAGCTCGTCACGGCGCTCTGCGGGCGTCATCTGGTCCGGCGGCAGTGGATTGGGGCGTTTCATGTCTCGGTGGCCGTGATCGGTGGTGCTGCTACCGATCAAAAGCCACCTGGCGGCTGCCGACGGGACAGCCCCATGTCGGAGCAGGAGAAAATCTGTTGATGGGCGAGTGCCCCTGCGGGATGCTGCGCTTATAGTTGCCTTGGCGTCTTTAGCGAGAGGAAGTGATGCCCCCGTCATCGAAACGTAGCTTGCGGTCCCTTCAGACAGTAATTGAGAACGCATCACCCGAATCTCTTCGGGGTTTCTTTTTTCAGGACGATGAGAATTTCGTTGCGATTGCCTCTGAGATCGCTGAACCCTTCAAGCCCCTCGAAGAAGAAGACAACGAAGAGAACCGAAATGCGGTGATCGCAGCGATCAACGACATGAAACCGGAGGTGACGCTTCCTGTCGAAATCGAGGCGCAACGCGTATTGCTTCTGACGAACGGAAAAGGCCCGTCCGCTCTCAAGGTGATTGCCGAAGAGGAACTCTCCAACGAGGAGTACGAAGCTGCGTTTGCTCAGCTTGGCGAGTTGGCCGTCGCACTACACGTTCACGCTCATCATCGTCGTGCATTCGATGACGCCGTGAGTTTCCGCAATGCCCGCCTGTGGCGAGATGGAAAGCTGTATAGCGCATTCGATGTCGATCTCGAGCACCCAAAGCCGGTGGACGCAAACGCTATACCCAAGGAGAAGCTCCTCGCTGCTGTGCGGTTGCGCCTCAAGCTTTCCGTAGATTGTGGAATGAGCGTCGTCGACCTCCCTGCGACGGAAGCGTACAAGCCATCGGTTCTGGTGATTATCCGGATTCCAAAGGACATCACCGGCATTCCCGAACATCTCGACAATGGAGGCAGACGCCTTCGCTTTCTTCGGCCGCAAAAGGAAGTTCTGCTGATCTACACTCCTGTGGAACAACGGATCGAGATTTGCGCTGATACAGCCCCAGAGCGCGCGTTGGTTTCCGAGTGTTTTGCGACCGAGGTCCTGGGGCACGATGTTTCGACGAAGCCGCTGACGTGGGTGAACTACGATCTTTCGCAGTTCTTCAGGACGCTCACGCTTGACCCACCTGCGGTGCCCGGATTCCTCGTGGACAAGACCGCGCTCGTCGAAATCGAGGTGCGCCTCGCCAGATGGAAGCAAAGGCTTCGTCTTTCTGTCCCGTTTGGCGACGAGATCGAGAAGACAGCGCAAAGCTACCTGGCGCCCGCCCGCGTACTGCAGCGCGCGTCGGGGATCTCCCGGGCCGTCATCGCGGTGCGCTACCGGCGCCAGGAATCCGACCCTCCGTCCCTCCTGGAGATTACGATCTCCGACCGTAACCGCTGCAGCCTGCTCAGCGATCCCGATCCCGAGCTTCGCAGGCTGGGGCGGACGCTGCTAACCGAGTGGAAGATCCAGCACCCCTTCCGAGACCTGAGCTCCGGCGAGCTTGGCGACTTCCTCCCCTTGCTGCTGGAGCTGCATGACCGAGGGGAAGAAAAAGTCCCGGCAACCTTCTTCTCGGAAAGGAAAAGCGACCCAGATCGCCTCGTCGAGGCCAAGCTGATCGTGCAAAAGGACGTCGATGACAGCGTGATCGACGACTTCGACGACGAAGACATACCACCAGCGAAGGACCGGATGCTTTATGCCATCAGCACGGAATGGCTCGAACAGCGGATCATCGAGGCACTGCAGAGCGTGCTGTCAATTCAGGGCAAGCAGGAGATCACGACGAGGCTCTTCTTCATCGGCAGCATGTCCATCGATGGAAAGGATGTTCCCTGCTACCTCGCGCGCGGATTGGGCGAACAGAAGTGGTTCGTGGATGCCGAGGTCCAGTTGCGCATGCGCTCCGGAGCAGGCCCTGGCATCGTGTTCTGCGGGAAGGATCCCGGCTGGAAATGCATCGCCGCGAACCTCATCATGACTCTTCCCCGGGCCACCGATGGCTCGGCAGGATTTGCCAGACTCGACAAGAGCTACGTCGAGACTTTCTTCCGATCGAACCTCGGACTTGCGCTCGGCGGCACCGCCCTGACCCTCGTGGAAAACGCGGACGGAGAGTCTGGAACACTTCACGTGCCCGGAAAACCGGAGCTGCCTTTGTTCAGCGAACAGCAGGTCCACTGTTTCCGACTGCTGGTGGACGCGAAGAAGAAGGGGCTGCCCGGGGTGAAGACCCGCGATCTCATCGCCGGGTCGAAGTCCACTGGCATCCAGCAGATGCTCGGAAAAAAGCGGTGGCCGGTCTTCCAAGACTACATCGAAGACCTCGGCCAGTCTTGGTGGGGGTTGAAGACCAGCTGATTGCTGACCGACGCGTCCAACCGCCCATCGATGAGCCGTCGATGATTGGGGGGTTAGACGGTCGATGATTCTGTCGGCGAATGGGGGTGCTCACTCAGTCAGAGGAGCACTTCCATGCCGACTCCCTTCCACCCGCGCCAGGCAGCCCCGACGAGCTGGTCCGGCGCCGCGAAGACCAAGCCCACCACCCTCAACTCGGAATGGCGCTGCACGCGCTGTGACAAGCTGCTCGGCGTCTGCCGGGACGGCCGCATGCACCTGCGCTTCGCGCGGGGGCACGAGTATCTCGTGGGCTTCCCGGTGCAGGCCACCTGTCGGGGCTGCGGCACGCTGAACAACGCGACCGCACCCGCGCGCTGACACGCGCTTTCACCCAACCCCATGAAATCGCAGAGACGCGCGACGTCCTGACCTGGCCACGAGAAGGCGCCGGACGCCTGGCCGCAAGGCAGGCGTCCGATGTCCTTCGCGTGGCACGAGATCCGTGATCACCTCATGCATTCATCCTCCAACCTCCACTTCCAGCGCAGTTTCGACGCCGTTCGGCGTGCGCAGGCCGCCCTCGCACCGTTCCGGGATCCGGCGGCCCTGCTGGACGGGCTGCACCGCACGCCCGGCGATCAGGGCCAGAAGAACGTGATCCTCTCCGCGCTGGTCAGGGCGGCGCAGGGCGACGGGCCCGCGTCCGACTGCGCCCTGACGCTGCTATTGCTGGCGCTCTGGCCCGGCCTCGACGCCATCCGCCGCCGGTCGATCTGGCGCAGGATCGGCACCGCCGACGAGATCGCGTCCGACATGCTGGCGCGCACCACCGAGGCAGTCCGCAGCCTCGACCTCGGGCGCGTCAACTGGATCGCGGCCACGGTCCTGCGCAATGTCGAGCGCGACATGATCCGCGTGCGCCAGCGCGACACGGCGCGCGAACATCTCGCCAGCGGCGCCGATCCCGACGAGGTGGCGGACAGCGGCGACAGCGGGATCGGCGCAACCGGGTACGCCCGGCTGAACGACGCCGTTCGGAAGCTGCTCGGCGACGACGCCCTTCTCGTGATCCGCGTGGCGATCGAAGGTTTCTCGCAAGCCGAGGTCGCCGTCGAACTGGGGCTGACCGAGGCCGCCGCTCGCAAGCGGTACCAGCGCGCGATGCGCCGGCTGAACGACGCCCTCCAGGAAATCCCCTGAACCGATGTCCCGATCCGGTCCCGCCGGTGGCTTTTTCCATTCGAGCGCCCCGAGCGCCTTCCCTCCAACCGAAAGCAGACACGCATGAACCGCACTGCCGATCTGTCGCTCGAGGATTTCAGGCGTCTTCCGGGGCTCTATCGCCGCTGGGAGCTGACCGAGGTCTGCGAGCCCAACCGCAACTATCAGATCGAGGACGCCGGCGCCCATGCCGACGGGACGCCGCTCCTAGCGATCTACGTCGCCGAGCCCGCGCCCGACGTCCGCGAGGCCGCGTGATGCGCCTCCTCGATCACATCATCCCACGGAGAACCGCCATGCCGGACCAGCCGGACGACATCACACGTCTTCGCAAGGCGAGCTACGCGCTCGATGACCTCCCCGAAACCATCGCCTTCCCGCAGCGCGCCGAAGACGAGCCGCGCGAGCCGTTGCCGGTCGTCGAGGCGACCGTGGACGAGATCGCCTTCGCGATCGTGGAGGCGGAGCGTGAGAGCACGGCCGCCTACCGCCGGGCCGACGCGCTGAAGCGCCTCTACAAGCTTGCCCGCGAGGCCGGGTGCATCGGCGCAGATCGCGCCGCCGCGGCGGTGATGAAGAAGGAGGGCCGGTGATGGCCCTTCCCATCATCGGCGCCGACGAACGGCTCGCGCAGCGCAAGGGGATCAAGGGCGTCATCTTCGGCCGGTCCGGCATCGGCAAGACCAGCCTGCTCTGGACGCTGAACGCCTCGACCACGCTCTTCCTCGATCTCGAGGCTGGCGATCTGGCGGTCGAGGGGCTGGAGATCGACACGCTCCGGCCCCGCACCTGGAAGGAATGCCGCGATTTCGCGGTGTTCATCGGCGGGCCGAACCCGGCGCTGCGCGAGGACCAACCATACAGCCAGGCGCATTTCGACGAGGTCTGCGGCCGCTACGGCGATCCCACGGTGATCGGGAAATACGAGACCGTCTTCATCGACTCGATCACCGTGGCCGGGCGGCTCTGCTTCCAGTGGTGCCGTGGCCAGCCCGAGGCGTTCTCCGAGAAGACCGGCAAGCCCGACATCCGCGGCGCCTACGGGCTGCATGGCCGCGAGATGATCGGCTGGCTGACCCACCTGCAGCACACGCGCGGCAAGCATGTCTGGTTCGTGGGCATCCTCGACGAGCGGCTCGACGACTTCAACCGCAAGGTCTTCCAGCCGCAGATCGACGGCTCGAAGACCGGGCTCGAACTGCCCGGGATCGTGGATCAGGTCATCACCATGGCCGACATCGCCGATGCCAACGGCCAGCCGCAGCGCGCCTTCGTCTGCCAGACGCTGAACCCCTGGGGCTATCCGGCGAAGGACCGCTCCGGCCGCCTCGACAGGGTCGAGGTCCCGCATCTCGGCCGGCTGATGGAGAAGATCCAGCGCCCCGCGGCGCCTGCCTCCGAACGCCTGACCTGGCCGCCGGTGACCCCGGCCGATCCCGCCCCCGCGCAGGAGCCCGGCCATGGCTGAGCGCCTCTCGCCATGCCGGGTGTCCCGATCCGGTCGCCGGGGTGGCTTTTCCCCTCTGACGCCGCTGCGCGTCCCATCCTCCAACTGAAAGGAGCCGCGTAATGTCCGGACCCTGGAACGACTTCAACTCCGCCCAATCCAACACCAACGTCATCCCGAAGGGCACGCTCGCCAAGGTGCGCCTGACGCTCCGCCCCGGCGGCTTCGACGACCCCTCGCAGGGCTGGACCGGCGGCTGGGCGCGCCGCGCCGCCACCGGCGCCGTTTATCTCGACGCCGAGTACACGGTGCTCGAGGGGCCCTATGCCCGGCGCAAGGTCTGGTCGCTGATCGGCCTCTACAGCCCGAAGGGCCCGGACTGGGCGAACATGGGGCGCGGCCTGATCCGCGGCATCCTCAACTCGGCGCGCGGCGTGTCCGACAAGGACAACTCGCCCGAGGCGCAGGCCCGCCGCCGGATCAACGGGTTCGGCGATCTCGACGGGGTCGAGTTCGTCGCCCGTATCGACATCGGCACCGACACCAACGGCGAGGACAAGAACGAGATTCGCGCTTCGGTCACCCCCGATCATCGCGATTACGCCGCGCTGATGGGCACGGTCGCGCCGCAGTTCGCCGCTGCCCCGGCGCAGGGCCACGCCCCGCAGCAGCCCACCACGTCCACCCAGCCCAGCCAGCCCGCGTCCGCCCCCGGCGCCGCCGGTCGGCCGAGCTGGGCGCAGTAAGGGGGAGACCGGCCATGCGCCTGCGCCCCCGCCAGAAAACCTTCGTCGAGCGCAGCGTTGCTGCGCTCGCCTCCCGCGGCAACACGCTGGGCGTGGCGCCCACCGGCGCGGGCAAGACCATCATGCTCTCGGCGGTCACCGGCGAGATGATCGGCGACGGCGCCAAGGCCTGCGTGCTGGCGCATCGCGACGAGCTGACTGCGCAGAACCGCGTCAAGTTCCAGCGCGTGGTGCCCGGCGTCGCCACCTCGGTGATCGACGCCACGGAGAAGTCCTGGGGCGGCCAGGTCGCCTTCGCCATGGTGCCGACGCTGGCGCGGGCCTCGAACCTCGCCGACATGCCGCGCCTCGATCTGCTGGTTGTCGACGAGGCGCACCATGCGGTCGCCGACAGCTATCGCCGCATCATCGACCGGGTGCGCGAGGCCAATCCCGACGCCCGGATCTTCGGGGTCACGGCGACGCCGAACCGGGGCGACAGGAAGGGTCTGCGCGAGGTCTTCGACAATGTCGCCGACCAGGTGCGGCTGGGCGAGTTGATCGCCTCCGGCCACCTCGTGCCGCCGCGCACCTTCGTCATCGACGTGGGCGTGCAGGACGAGTTGCGCTCAGTCCGCAAGACCATGTCGGATTTCGACATGGCGGAGGTGGCGGGCATCATGGACCGCGCCCCCGTCACTGACGAGGTGATCCGCCACTGGAAGGAGAAGGCGGGCGACCGGCAGACCGTGGTGTTCTGCTCCACCGTCGCGCATGCCGAACACGTCACCGACGCCTTCAGGGCGGCGGGCGTTTCCGCCGCGCTGATCCACGGCGATCTGGCGGCCGAGACCCGCAAGGCGATCCTCGCCGACTACGCGGCGGGCGACATCCGCGTCATCGTCAACGTGGCGGTGCTGACGGAGGGCTGGGACCATCCGCCCACCTCGTGCGTCGTGCTGCTGCGGCCCAGTTCCTACAAGTCCACCATGATCCAGATGGTCGGGCGCGGTCTGCGCACCGTCGACCCCGAGGAACATCCCGGAATCGTCAAGACCGACTGCATCGTGCTGGATTTCGGCACCTCGAGCCTGATCCACGGCACGCTGGAACAGGATGTCGATCTCGACGGCAAGACCGAAACCGGCGAGGCGCCGACCAAGACCTGTCCAGCTTGCGAGGCGGAGATCCCGCTGGCCGCCACTGAATGCCCGCTCTGCGGCGAGGCATTCCCGCGCGAGGAGCTGGATGCAGGCGAAGGTGGGGCCGCCGCGCCGCTCTCGGGCTTCATGATGACCGAGATCGACCTGCTGAAGCGGTCCAGCTTCGCGTGGGTCGACCTCTACGGCACGGACGATGCGCTGATGGCCACCGGCTTCGCAGCCTGGGGCGGCATCTTCTGGCTGGACGGGGTCTGGTACGCCATCGGCGGCGCGAAGGGCGAACGCCCCCATCTGCTGGGTGTTGGCGAGCGCACAGTCTGCCTCGCGCAGGCCGACGACTGGCTGAACACCCACGAGACCGACGAGAGCGCCTTCAAGACCCGCTCCTGGCTGCGCCAGCCGCCGACCGAAAAGCAGCTACAGTACCTGCCGCCCGAGTGCCGCCACGACTTCGGCCTGACGCGCTACCGCGCCTCGGCGCTGATGACCTTCGGTTTCAACAAGCGCGCCATTCGCCAGCTGATCGACAGCGCGGCCAGCCCCGAACGGAGGGCGGCATGACCCATGTCCACCTTCATCCCCATCACGGCCGAGGACCGGCGGCGGCTCTGGCATCCGCGTGGGACGCTCTGTGCTGTCTGCCGGCAACCCACCCGTGGTTTTGGCTGGTTCGATCCGCACCGCTCGAAGCGGCCCCGGCCCTCGGTCTGGTTCTGCTCGATGCCCTGCCAGTCCTTCTGGACGCGTTTGGCCAGGGAGCGTTGCGCCATGGTTGACCTGACCGAGGAGGAGCGCGCCGCGATCACCGCCACCATGAAGCGCGTGGCATTGCTGATGGACGAGATCGGCTGGGCCACCCCGCTTTCCGATCTGACCGAGGCGCAGGTTCGCGCGCTGATCGAGGAAGCCGTCGAGGGCTTCCGCGAATCCATGTCCGACATCGCCCGGGCGCAGACGCCGGAGGTGCCGTTTTGACCAAGCTCTGCACGAGATGCGGCGTCGAGAAGGACGTCTGCGAGTTCGGACGCCGCCGACTCAGTCCCGATGTTCGGCAGACCTGGTGCCGCGACTGCCGCCGGGAATACCAGCGCGCCTACGCGCAGAAATTCAGGAACCCCGAGAAGCATCGGGAGGCGCAGCGTCGCTATCGCCTGCGCCACGCCGAGAAACATCGGGCCCACAGCATCGTCCGGCGTGCCGTCAAGGCTTGTCGGATCGTCGTGCCGGTCTGGTGTCAGCGATGTGGTTGCGTGACCGACCTCGAAGCGCATCACAACGACTATGACGCGCCGCTCTCGATCGAATGGCTCTGCTCGACCTGCCACGGGCTCGCCCACCGCAGCTACGAGGGAGGCCAGCATGCTGGACTATAACCGCCGCCCCAGCTTTGCCGACAAGGTCAACGCCGCCGTCGATCGGGCGCTCACCGCCGATCAGGCCACGCGGCCGCCCCGCGACTACCTCGGCGGCTCGCGTCTCGGCCATGCCTGCGAGCGCGCACTGCAGTTCGAGTTCACGGCCGCGCCGAAGGACGAGGGCCAGGACTTCAGCGGCCAATCGCTGCGGATCTTCGCCATCGGCCATGCGCTCGAGGATCTGGCGGTCGCCTGGCTGCGCGGCGCGGGTTTCGACCTCTACACCCGGAAGGGCAACCGTCCCGATGGCGGCCAGTTCGGCTTCTCGGTCGCGGGCGGGCGCATCCGCGGTCATGTCGACGGCATCATCGCCGCCGGGCCCGAGGGCTTCGGTCTGGCCGTTCCCGCGCTCTGGGAATGCAAGACTATGAACGCGAAGAACTGGCGCGCCTGCGTCAAGGACGGCGTCACGAAGTCGAAGCCGGTCTACGCCGCCCAGATCGCGCTCTATCAGGCCTACATGGAAGGGACGGTCCCCGGCATCTCGGCCGCGCCCGCGCTCTTCACCGCGATCAACAAGGACACCGCCGAGCTTCACCATGAGCTTGTGCCCTTCGACGCCGATCTCGCGCAGCGCATGTCCGACAGGGGCGTGCGGATCCTGCAGGCGACCGATGCGGGCGAGCTTCTGCCGCGCGTCGCCACCACCGCCGACTTCTTCGAGTGCCGCTTCTGCCCGTGGTCCGCGCGCTGCTGGGGGCTGCCCTCATGAGCGAGGACGGCATCCTGCACTTCAACCCATGGATGGACTTCAACGACGGGCCGCCGTCCGAGAACCCGTTCGGCTGCGACCCCGACCCCGAGCAGATCGCCGTCTTCCTCGACACCGTGTTCAGCTGGTGCGAGGGGCTGATCCCGCTGCGCGGCTTCGTCGACAAGGGTCAGGGCCGGGACGGCAAGCCGCACAATATCTGGATCCCCGCCGACGACACCGCGCCCGAGAAACTCGCAACCTTCGCCGGATGGGCGAACCGCGAAGGTGCCGCCGTCTATGTCATTCCCGGCACGGTCGCCGAGCAGGGCCAGGCCCGCGCCGCCGACGTGCTGCAGATGCAGGCCATCGTCGTCGATCTCGACGCGGGCGACATCCCCGCCAAGCTGGACCATGTCACCCGCCACCTCGGCGCGCCCACACTGATCATCGAAAGCGGCGGGCGTACGGCCGAGGGTGCGGCCAAGCTGCACGTCTGGTGGAAACTGACCGAGCCCGCCGAGGGCGACGACCTGGTCACTCTCTGCCGCCTGCGCGGCGAGATCGCCGTGAAGGTCGGCGGCGACACGCATTTCCGCTCGGCGCACCAGCCGATCCGGGTGCCCGGCACGGTCTATCACAAGCACGGCCATCAACGTCTCGTGCAGATCCGCGAACATCACTACGTCGAGGTGGACCTTGCGGATTTCTCCGAAAAGGTCGCCGAGATGCCGCCGCTGCCGGGCGTGGGCTTCGCCAGCGACGCAACCGCGCCGACCGCGAAACCCGGCATCGACGCGGTGCTCACCACGCCGGTGCGCGAAGGCGCGGTCGACGAGTGGTCCCGGTTCCAGGGGGCCAGCGCCGCCATCGGCCATTACGTACGCCTCGTGCACGGGGGCCGCCTCGACCCCTTCGCGGGCTGGGAGGCGATCTGCGGCTACAACGCCGCCATGCTGCGCCCGTCCTGGCCGCTCGATCGGCTTCAGGCCGAGTCCGAACGGCTCTGGGCGCTGCATGTGAAGCGCAACGGCCCGCCGCTCCTGCGCGCAGCCCATGCCGGTGCCCCGGCCAGCCCGCTGCCGACCTTCAGCCTCGGCGCGCTGCTCGACGACACCAGTCCTATGCCCGAGGACATCATTGGCCCCCGCGTGCTGACGCCGGGCGGGCTCCTGGTGCTGGGCGGCGCGCCCAAGGTCGGCAAGAGCGACTTCCTGATCTCCTGGCTCGTGCACATGGCCGCTGGCGTGCCGTTCCTCGGCTTGACGCCGCCCCGGCCGCTGCGCGTGTTCTACCTGCAGGCCGAGATCCAGTATCACTACCTGCGCGAGCGCATGCAGCAGATCGCGCTGCCCGCCACCGTGATCGCCGCCGCGCGCGACACCTTCATCGCCACACCGAAGTTGAAGCTGCTGCTCGACGCGGAGGGCGTCGCCCGCGTTGCCGAGGCGATCCAGGCTGCATTCCCCGACGCGCCGCCCGACATCATCGTCATCGACCCGATCCGCAACCTCTTCGATGGCGGTCCCGAGGGCGGTGGCGAGAACGACAACACCGCCATGATGTTCTTCCTGAAGGACCGGGTGGAGCTTCTGCGCGAGGCGGTCAATCCGGACGCGGGCGTCATCCTCGCCCACCACACCCGCAAGGCCAGCAAGCATCAGGTCAAGGACGATCCCTTCCTCGCCCTCTCCGGCGCCAGCGCGCTGCGCGGCTTCTACACCTCGGGGCTGCTCATGCACCGGCCCGACGAGGACAGCAGCGTCCGCAGGCTGGAGATCGAGCTGCGGAACGGACCCGCGCTACCGGGAAAGCTGATCGACAAGGTGAAGGGCGAGTGGGTCGAGCTGAACCCGATGAACGAGCGCCTGGTGCGCAAGGAGGTCGGCGCCAAGCTCGATGCCGAGCGGCTGCGCAAGCACGATGTCATCCTCGGCATGTTGCTGGATGAGGCGGCCAGCGAGCGCCTCTACACCGCGATGCAGTTCGCCGAGACCTTCGAGAACCGGGGCGGTCTGGGCAGCAAGCACACGATCCGTGAGCGCCTCAGCGTGCTGGCGACCAAGGGCTTCGTGAAGTTCCTGCGCGACCCCTCGGGGTTCGGCTTCCCCGTCACCCGGTCCCGGTTCGGCTACCTATGCGTCGAGGGAATGCAGTTCGGCGCGCCCGTCGAGGAGATTGATCCGGCCACCGGCGAGGTCACCACCGAGGTCCGTCCGGTCCTGCCCAGCCACTTCAAATGTCCCCAGTCGGGGCTCTGCCTGCAGGTCGAAAACCCCGCCGTCTGGGTCTACCCGGAGGGGCTGGAGGACGACCTAACTCATATGAGTGAGGCCTGACTCATATGACAGCGCCAACTGTGCACTCAACGAAATCAACGGGTTACGGGCAAATAAGAGTTAGGTCCCAAACTCATGCCCGAAGACTTGATGAAGTCTTATTCCGCAATGATTTCAGTCACTTGTCCTCCCCGGAACAGTTAGGTGTCAAACCCCCATACTACGTATGGGAGGGCCACCCCACAGGGTTGGCCACTCCTCCCATACGTCCGGGCCAGCCCCGCGCGCCGCCGTGACGCTCCCTTGTGCTTTCCGATCCGACGACGGCGGCCCCGTACCGCCAAGCACCAGACCGCCGTCGTCTTCCACCACCACAGGCCACCGGCAAAGGAGACCCATCATGGCTCAGCCGACTCTGATCCCCAATTGCGACGGCGCAAGGTTTGAACCGCTGCCGCTCGACGCCCCCCGCAACCGCTGCATCCTCGCGCTCGACCTCGGCACCTCAACCGGCTGGGCGATCCGCGGCCATGACGGGCTGATCACCAGCGGCACCGTCTCGCTGCGCCCGGGGCGCTTCGACGGCGGCGGCATGCGCTACCTGCGCTTCACCAACTGGCTGACCGAGATTGACCGGCTGTCCGGACCCGTTGCTGCGATCTGGTTCGAGGAAGTCCGCCGGCACGCAGGCACCGACGCGAGCCACATCTACGGCGGGCTCATGGCCACGCTGACCGCATGGGCGGAACTGCGCGGCGTGCCCTACGAGGGCGTCCCGGTCGGCACGATCAAGCGTCACGCCGCTGGCAAGGGCAACGCCGAAAAGGCAGCCATGGTCGCCGCCGTTCGCGCCCTTGGCTTCAGCCCGGCCGACGACAACGAGGCCGACGCCATCGCCATCCTGCTCTGGGCAATCGAGACGAAGGGAGGTGTCGCATGAGATGGCATCCCCACGGCTACGGCGGCCGCCGCCGGGATCCCGAGCAGGTCAAGCGCGAGGGCTGGCAGGAACAGGGCGTCCTCGCGGTCTCCGCGGATGACGACCGCCTCACCTGGCCCGAGCGTGAACTGGTCCGCCAGCTGGGCGAGAAGCTCTATGGCCCGCGCCCTTCCGACAGGGAGGCGCGCCATGGCTGATCGCGAATGGACCGCCGACTGCGTCGCCGATCATTTCGAGGAAGCGTTCCGCACCCTCCGCAAGCTGCCGCCCGTCAAGGCGCAGGGCTACTTCAACACCTGGCCCGACATCGTGCGGACCAGCCGCGAGATCGCGGCGATGGAGCCGCAGCCGATGCGGGTCTGGCCCTCGGCCGCCGCGATCACCCGGCTCGAGCAGACCTTCGACTGGATGCTCTGGATCGAGGAGGCGGAGCGCAAGCTGGTCTGGTCGCGCGCGGCTCGGGTGCCGTGGAAGCAGATCAGCGGGGAACTGGGTTGCGACCGCACGACCGCGTGGCGTCGCTGGCAACTGGCGCTGACCAAGATCGCTGCGCGTCTGAATGCGCAGTGACTCCAATGTGTTGCAACACTTTTTCCTTCGACATCTGCAACAGATCCATGCTATTCCGAAGGCAAGATGGGGAGAGTGCGCTGGAAAGCCCGCTCTCCCCTTGCGTTGACGGGGGGCCGTCTGGACCCCGGTATCCAGCAAGGGTCTGGCCGGGGTCCACCACGAGGGAGTTTCCGGTTCCTTCCTGGCGACATTCGTATGCTGGCGGGCGAAGCGCGGAACATCGCCAGCGACAGGGCCGGATTTTTGGGAAGCCACCCGGAAGCCGGAGCCACGCGCGCCCCGCGCAAACACCAATGAACGCTGGCCTTCCGACCGGACACCGCTGGTGGCCGCTGGACCCCGTGTGGAGTCCGGCCCGGCATCCGGAGTCCGGAAGCCACCGGCATCCACCCGACCGAGGAACCGTGCCCATCATGACGTTGAGCTTCGCCCCGGACGCGATCGAGACGTGGCCGCTGTCGCGCCTCCAGCCCTACGCGAAGAACGCGAAGGCGCATGGCGCGGATCAGGTCGCGAAGATCGCCGCCAGCATGGCCGAGTTCGGCTGGACCGTGCCCTGCCTCGTCGGCGAGGACGGCGAACTGATAGCAGGCCACGGGCGCGTGCTGGCCGCGACGCAGCTCGGGCTGACCGAGGCGCCGGTGATCGTGCTCGGGCACCTGACCGAAGCGCAGCGCCGGGCGTACCGGATTGCGGACAACAAGCTGACGGAACTCGGCACCTGGGACGAGGCGCTGCTGTCGGCGGAACTGAACGACCTGCTGGCCGAAGACTTCGACCTGTCGCTGGTCGGGTTTTCCGATGGCGAACTCGACAAGCTGCTGGCCTTCGATCTCGACGGTGGCGGCGAGGAAGAGGGCGCCGGGGGCTCCGTGCCGCCGGTGACCATCCCCGAACCCCCACGCAATCCGGCGTCGCGGACGGGCGATCTCTGGATCCTCGGCGATCACCGGCTGCTCTGCGGCGACAGCACCAGCGCGGCCGATGTGCGCCGCCTGATGAACGGTGAGCGCGCGATCCTTTTCGCGACCGATCCACCGTATCTCGTCGACTACGACGGCTCGAACCATCCGACCCGCAACAAGGACTGGTCGGCGTCCTACGGCACGACTTGGGACGACAGTTCGCAGGGCGCGGAACTCTATGACGGGTTCATCGCTGCAGCCGTGGCGGAAGCCATCGCCGAGGATGCTGCCTGGTACTGCTGGCACGCCTCGCGCCGCCAGGCGATGCTGGAAGCCTGCTGGGAGAAGGCAGGCGCCTTTGTGCATCAGCAAATCATCTGGGTGAAAGACCGGGGCGTCCTGACCCGGTCGCATTACCTCTGGAAGCACGAGCCCTGTTTCATGGGCTGGCGTCGCCCGAACCGCCCGCCGAAGGTGGCCGAGGAAACGCTGCCATCGACATGGGCGCTTCCCAGCTTCGCCAAGGATGACCGGCCTGACCATCCGACGCCGAAGCCGCTCGACGCCTTCGGGATCCCGATGCGCCAGCATGTGGCGCGGGGCGGCCTCTGCTATGAGCCGTTCTCCGGCTCCGGGTCGCAGATCATGGCGGGCGAGGCCAATGGCCGCCGCGTCTTCGCAATGGAGATCAGCGCGGCGTATGTCGATGTCGCCGTGGAGCGTTGGCAGGCCGAAACCGACAAGGACGCGATCCTCGACGGCGACGGCCGGACCTTCGCGCAGGTGAAGGCGGAGCGGCTGGGCGACGTCACCGATACGCCGGACACGGACGCCGAACCCGAACCCGCGCGAAAGCGCCAGACCGCCGCGTGACATGCATGACCTGGCTCTACCTTCCTCCGGAGACGCTTCCGGAGCCGGAGACGCATGTCTGTTCGGCCTCTCCCTCTGCTCCGGCGCGGGCGGTATCGACCTCGGGCTCACCATCGCCATCCCCGGATATCGTGCTGTGGGCCATGTCGAACGGGAAACCTTCGCCGCAGCCACTCTCGTGGCGCGGATGGAAGACGCGTCCCTGGATCAGGCTGTTGTCTGGGACGATGTTGCAACTTTCGACGGCCGCCCGTGGCGCGGCGCGGTGGACATCGTCACTGCGGGCTATCCGTGCCAGCCGTTCTCCGTCGCGGGCAAACGCCGGGGCGCCGACGACCCGCGCCACCTCTGGCCGCATGTCGCCCGCATCATCGGCGAGGTCGAACCGCCCTTCGTCTTCCTCGAGAATGTCGCCCATCATCTCCGCCTCGGCTTCCCCGAAGTCGCCGCAGGACTGGTCGGCATGGGCTACCGCCTTGCGGCAGGCCTCTTCACGGCGGCGGAAGTCGGCGCGCCCCACAAGCGCGAGCGGCTCTTCATCCTCGCCATCCGCGAAGGGGACGAGCTGGCCGACCCCGCGCGCCTGCTCTGGCACCCGGTCGAGTGGCGGGAACCGGACGGAACTGCTGCGGCTCTGGCCGACGCCAAGGGCCAGCGCCAACGAGAACAGGCAGACAATACCGACGCCGTCGCAGAAAGCGGGCCAGCACGGCATGAACCTGGCGACCACGGCTGCGATGTGGCCCACGCCGCAGACCGACAGTTTCCGCAGCCGGGGCGGCGAACGACGAGACGAGAAGGGTCTGGACCGCATGGCGCGGGACTGGCCGACGCCGATGGCGAACGACGGCTGCAAGCCGAGCGCGGGCAACCGCAAGACGGCCGATCTGACCCATGCGGTGGGATTGTGGATGACGCCGACGGCGCGGGATCACAAGGACGGGGCGACGACACTCGCGAACACGCCGGTGAACGGCCTGCTTGGCCGCCAGGTCCTGGTGACGCCGATGGCTGGGAGCGATACCTCCGAGCCGCGCCGGACCTTGAACCCGCTGTTCGTCGAGGCACTGATGGGTTGGCCCACCGGGTGGACCGGCTTCGCCTCTGTGGCAACGGCGTGGTCCCCTTGGTTGCGGCGCATGCGCTGCGAACTCTCGCGGCTGAACTGCTGGCCGATGGATGAGGCAGCGGCATGAAGCAGACCCGCCTCATGTCGCTGGTCGAGTCCGTCGCCAACGTGATCGTCGGCTACGGCGTCGCGGTCGTGACGCAGATCCTGATCTTCCCGATCTTCGGGCTGCACACGACGCTGGCGCAGAACCTGAAGATGGGCGCCATTTTCACCGTCGTCTCGATCGCCCGTTCCTTCGCCTTGCGGCGGGTGTTCGAGGCGATCCGGATGCGGAGCGCCAAATGATCGACCGCCGCCCCGTAGGGACGGCGGTCATCAGCTTGTCGGGGTCCGGCGCGTCAGGCGGCGGGGAGTTTGTACACGCGCCCCCGATCCTCGACCTTCTCCGAGGTCACCTCGAGCCCGAGCTTCTTCTTCAGCGCCCCCGCCATCGCGCCGCGCACCGTGTGCGACTGCCAGCCCGTCGCGGCCATGATCTCCTCGATGGTCGCGCCGTCCGGTGCGCGCAGCATGGCGATCAGCGTGGCCTGCTTGGTGCCCTCGCGCGGTGTGCGCGTCTTGGGCGCGGTTTCGGCTACGGTGGGGGTGTCCGGCGCGGCCTCCTCGGTAGGCGCGTCCGTCGCGCCCGCAGGCGCGGGGTTCGCGTCCTCGGTCTCGATCCCGATGGCGGCAAGGCCCGCGTCGGTGGCAACCAGCGTGACGCCGTGGCCGTCTCCGGTCTCGCGCCACATAAGCTCGCCCTTGCGCGTGTCGGCGTCGACCTCCTGCAGGAAGTTCTTCGCGAGCATCGCGCCGACCACCTTGGCAGCGGCGCCGCCGCGCAGGCTCTCGGGCAGCGGCAGTGCGATGCGGTCCTCGCGCTGTGCGGCGGCGCTGAGGATGATGGCTTGGGTGTCAGAAAGCTTGGTCATGGGATCGTCTCCGTATTCGGGCCCGCGTCATGCGGCGCCTCCTACGACCCCGAGCCGCGCAGGGCGCGCGGCGGGAGTTCCGGCAGTGCCGGAGATCAGCGGGCGTGCTCGCCCTCGCCGAAGGCGCTGTCGGTGATGCGCTTCAGGAGGCTGGCGTAGTGTTCGAGGGTGCCGACATGGCCCCAGTTGATCTCGTCGGGGTGGGCGTTGAAGTGGTCGTCGCTCAGCGTCTGCAGCCGGGCGAGCATCTCGTCGATCTCGGCCTTCTTGCCGATGAAGGCCGCGAGCGCGGCTTCCTTATTCCGGCGCGCCTTCTCGGCGCGGAGTTCGTGGCGCGGGGTGGTGATCGGGTTCAGGCGCGTGGTCATCGTGATGGCTCCTTGGTGAGTTGCATCGTCCTTCTGAACGGACGTTCGCTCCGGTCGCGCTGCTTATCAACTCGATAAGAACATGATTTCGATAGATAATCGGAGCCGTCGATGCAGGGCATGAGCGAGCGCCAGTACGCCGCGCATGTCGGGCTGTCGCGGGGCGCGATCCAGAAGGCCAAGGCCGCCGAGCGGCTGGTCCTCTATCCCGACGGCAGCATCAACGCGGCCGCCAGCGACGCCAGACGTGCCGAGACGACCGACCCGTCCAAGACCCGCAAGCCGCCCACGCCGAAGCTGAAGCCCGTCCCCGAGGCGGCCGTGGCCGCTGTTGGCGACACGCTGCGTGAACAGGGGCTGGCAGTCCCGGCCGTCGGCGGCGGCACGACCTTCCTGCAGGCGAAGACCGCGAACGAGGTGCTGAAAGCGCAGGAGCGGCGCATCCGGCTCCAGAAGCTGAAGGGGGAGTTGATCGAGCGGGCCCGCGCGCTGGCGCTGGTGTTCCGGCTGGCGCGGGAGGAACGGGACGCGTGGGTGAACTGGCCTGCACGCGCGGCGGCGCTGATGGCGGCCGAACTGTCAGCCTCGTGCGCCGACGTGACCGGCCAGCAGATCACCGTGGAGCCAGCCGCGATGCAGAAGGTGCTGGAGAGACATGTACGCGCCCACCTCGACGAACTCGCCGAGGTCCGGCCCGACTTCCGGTGATGATGACGCGCTGACGGACTTCGACGGCGCAGGCGAGATCCTGCGCGCCTGGGGCAACGGGCTGCGGCCTGATCCGGACCTGACCGTCTCGGAATGGGCTGACCGGCACCGGATGCTCTCGGGTCGCGCCTCGGCCGAACCGGGGCGGTATCGCACCGTGCGCACGCCCTACATGCGCGAGATCATGGACCGGCTGTCGCCGGGGGATCCCACGCAGCGGATCGTGTTCATGAAGGCGGCGCAGGTCGGCGCGACCGAGGCGGGCAACAACTGGATCGGGTTCGCGATCCACCAGGCGCCGGGGCCGATGCTCGCTGTCCAGCCCACCGTGGAACTGGCCAAGCGCAACTCGCGCCAGCGGATCGACCCGCTGATCGACGAAAGCCCCGAGCTACGGGAGCGGGTGAAGCCCGCGCGCTCGCGCGACGCGGGCAACACGATGCTGTCCAAGGAGTTCGCGGGCGGCATCCTGATCATGACCGGCGCGAACTCGGCGGTGGGTCTGCGCTCGACCCCGGCGCGCTACATCTTCCTCGACGAGGTCGACGCCTATCCGGCGTCGGCCGACGAGGAAGGCGACCCGGTCACGCTGGCCGAGGCGCGCTCGCTGACCTTCGCCCATCGGCGCAAGGTGTTCCTGGTCTCAACCCCGACGATCCGGGGGCTGAGCCGGATCGAGCGGGAGTTCGAGGCGTCCGACCAGCGCCGGTTCTTCGTTCCGTGCCCGCACTGCGGCGCGATGCAGTGGCTGAAGTTCGACCGGCTGCGCTGGGAGAAGGGCCGCCCGGAGACGGCGGAATATCACTGCGAGGGCTGCGAGCGGACCATCGCAGAGCACCACAAGACGCAGATGCTCGAGCGCGGCGAGTGGCGCGCGACCACGACGGCCGCCGATCCGACCACGGTCGGCTACCACCTCTCGGCGCTCTATTCGCCGGTGGGCTGGCTCAGCTGGCAGCGGATCGCGCGGGCGCATGAGGCGGCACGGGGCAGCGACGAGGCGATGCGGGCGTTCCGGAACACCATCCTCGGCGAGACCTGGATGGAGACCGGCGAGGCGCCCGACTGGCAGAGGCTGGCGGACCGGCGCGAGGCATGGGCTCCAGGCACGGTGCCGCAGCGGGGGCTGTTCCTGACCGCGGGCGCCGACGTGCAGAAGGACCGGATCGAGGTCGACGTCTGGGCCTGGGGTCAGGGTCTGGAAAGCTGGCTTGTCGATCACCTCGTGCTCGAGGGCGGCCCCGGCGATCCGGCCTGCTGGCAGCAGCTGACAGAGTTGCTCGGGCGGACCTGGACGCATGCTTCGGGTCAGCGGATGACGCTCGCCCGGCTCGCGATCGACACGGGCTACGAGACGAGCGCGGTCTATGCCTGGTCGCGCCAGGTGGGGTTCGCGCAGGTGGCGCCGGTGAAGGGCGTCGAAGGGTTCACCCGCACCAGCCCGGTGACCGGGCCAACCTTTGTCGACGCGACCGTCGCGGGTAAGCGGCTCCGGCGCGGCGCCCGGCTCTGGACCGTGGCCACCTCGACCTTCAAGGCCGAGACCTATCGTTTCCTGCGGCAGGACCGGCCGACGAGAGAGGAACAGGCGGCGGGCGCTCTGTGCCCGCCCGGCACGATCCACCTGCCGGACTGGGCGGACGGCGAATGGCTCAAGCAGCTGACCGCCGAGCAGCTGGTGACGGTGAAGGGCAAGCGTGGCTTCACGCGGCTCGAATGGCAGAAGCTCCGCGAGCGCAACGAGGCGCTGGACATCCGGGTCTATGCCCGCGCCGCCGCGTGGATCCTCGGGGCGGATCGCTGGCCCGAGGCGCGGTGGGCCGATCTGGAAGCGCAGCTCGGGGTGGCGAAGCAGGACGGATCCGAAGCCGGTCCGGCAACGGCGCCGGCCGTCCCGACACGAACGATGCAGCGCCGGCGCGCGGTGCGCTCGAGCTACATGAGGTGATCCATGGCCACGGCCGCAGAGCTCCGCGCCCGCCGCGACGCGCTGACCGCGCAGCGGTCCTCGGGCGTGGCGCGGGTCAGCTACGACGGCAAGACCGTGGACTATCGCAGCGTCGCCGAGATCGACCGGGCCATCGAAGCGCTGGACCGTGAGATCGCCGCAGCCGAAGGGCGTCGGATCGTGCGGCATGTGCGCGTGACGACGGCGAAGGGGCTCTGAACCCATGGGCTTCTTCGACCGCTTCCGCCGCCGGTCCGCCGGCGGCCCCGCCGCCGTGCGCGCTCGCCTTGAGGGCGCCATGGCGAAGCGTCGGCTGCGCGGCTGGAACCCGCCGCTCGAGAACATCAACGCGCTGGTCGCCTCGGGCGGCCCGCGTCTGCTGGCGCGGTCCCGAGAGCTGGTCGTGACCAACGGCTATGCCGCCAACGCCTGCGAGGCCTTCGCCGCGAACCTTGTCGGCGACGGGATCAAGCCGTCCTCGCTCATCGGAGACGCGGATCTCCGCGACCGGGTCCAGCAGCTCTGGCTCGCCTGGACAGACGAGGCCGACGCGGACGGGCTGACGGACTTCTACGGCCTGCAGGCCATGGTCGCGCGGGAGATGTTCGTGGCCGGCGAATGCTTCGTCCGGATGCGCCCGCGTCGGGTCGAAGACGGGCTACTGGTCCCGCTGCAGCTGCAGCTTCTCCAGTCCGAGATGCTGCCCTTCGAGAAGACCGAGACCGCGGCGAACGGCAACCGCATCCGCTGCGGGATCGAGTTCGATGCCATCGGGCGCCGCGTGGCCTACCACTTCCGCCGCCGCCACCCGGGCGACAGCACCGACCAGGGGGCGGCCATCCCGGAGACGGTGCGCGTGCCGGCGGCGGACGTGCTGCACATCTATCGCCCCATCGACGCGGGCCAGATCCGGGGGCTGCCGCATATCGCGCCGGCCATGGTGCGGCTGTTCCTGCTCGACCAGTACGACGACGCCGAGCTCGACCGGAAGAAGACCGCGGCGATGTTCGCGGGCTTCATCACCAAGACCGCGCCGGAAGAGCCCATGATGGGAGAGGCGGAGGCGGATCTCGACGGGGCGGCCATCGCGAGCCTCGAGCCCGGCACGATGCAGGTGCTGCTGCCCGGCGAAGACGTGAAGTTCTCGTCCCCGGCGGATGTCGGCGGCGGCTACGAGGCGTTCCAGTACCGGACGCTGCTCTCGGTCGCGGCCTCGCTTGGGCTGCCCTATCACCTCGTCACCGGCGATGTCCGGCAAGCGAACTACTCGAGTCTCAGGGCCGAACTCGTCGAGTTCCGTCGCCGCATCGGCCAGCTGCAGCATGGCGTCATCGTGCACCAGCTCTGCCGGGCAGTCTGGCGGCGCTGGCTGGAGACCGCGGTCCTGTCGGGCGCGCTGGAGGCCGATCCGGCAGAGGTGCGACCGGTGCAGTGGATCCCGCCGCGCTGGGACTGGGTCGATCCGCTGAAGGACATCCAGGCACAGGTGCTGGCGATGGAGGCCGGCATCACGTCGCGGCGCAAAGTGGTCGAGGCCACCGGCTACGACATCGAGGAAATCGACCGCGAGAACGCCGCCGACGCCGCCCGCGCGACAGGTCTCGGCCTTCGCTACCGCACGAGCCCCGGCGAGACGCAGGGCGCCCGCGCGACGCCGGCAACGCGGGCCGAGCCCGGCAACGGCGCCGGCAACGACACGGACGACGGAGCGGCGACGACCGATCCGGCCACCGAACAGGAGTGACGACATGGCAAGCTGGTATGCGATCCGCGCCCGGGGGACCGGTGCGGAAGTAGCAATCTATGACGAGATCGGCGCCTACGGGGTCTCGGCGAAGGGGTTTCTGGCAGAACTGGGCGCGCTGCCTGAGGGCACGCCTGTCGATCTGCGGCTCAACAGCCCCGGCGGATCGGTCTTCGACGCGGTGGCGATCCACAACGCGCTGAAGCGCCACGAGGGCACGGTCACCGTCTGGATCGACGGCATCGCCGCCTCCGCCGCATCCTACGTCGCCATGGCGGGCGACGAGATCGTCATGCCCGAGAACGCCTTCCTGATGATCCACGACCCGGCCGGCCTCGTGATGGGCACGGCCGAGGACATGCGCGCCATGGCCGAGGCGCTCGACAAGGTGAAGGGCAGCCTCGTCTCCGGCTATGCCGCGAAATCCGGCCGGACGCCGGAAGAGGTCTCCGCGCTCATGGCCGCCGAGACATGGTTCGACGCGTCGGACGCCGTGGCGCAGGGCTTCGCCGACCGGCTGATCGAGCCCGTCCGCATCGCCGCGAACTTCGACATTGGGCGCTTCCGCAATGCGCCGCCGGTGTTGGTAGAGCAGGTCGAAGCGGATCAGGACTCCGACGACGCGGCCGACTGCGTCGAGATCGAAGCGGACGAGGACACCGACGAGGCCGCCGAAGGCGATCAGCTTTCTGATGTCGAAAACGAGCAGGCCGCCGCCGCCGACACCGCTCAGCCTCCGGCCGAGACGCCACCTCCCAGCGGCGCGCCGCCGGATCCCGCCGCGATCCGGGCCGATGCCATCGGCCACGCCCGCGCCGTCATCGATCTCTGCCTCCTTGCCGGCCAGGCGCAGATGGCCGGCCGCTTCCTCGAAGAGAACGCGAGCCTCGACGAGGTGCGCGCCGCGCTCCTCGCCGCCAAGGCCGAGGCCGAACCCGAGATCGTGCCCCATCACCCGCAGCCCGGCCGCTCCTCGGCCGCGCGCCCCTGGGGCGAGATCGTCGCCCGCACCTTCAAGCTGAAAGGATGACACCATGACCACGCTCGTCGAAGGCACGCACCCCGGCGGTTTCCTCGTCTGGGAAGCCTTCCGCGACTACACCCGCGAGACGATCACCGTCGCCTCGGGCACGCTTGAGCCCGGCACGGTGCTGGGCAAGATCACCGCGTCCGGCAAATACGCCGCGCACGATCCCGCCGCCGTCGACGGCACCGAGACAGCCGTCGCGGTGCTCTGGGGCAATGCGGATGCGAGCGCCGGCGATGCGCCCGCCGTCGCCGTCGTTCGCGGACCCGCCATCGTCAACCGCCACGACCTCTTCTTCGCGGGCACCCCCAGCGAGGGCGAGATCGCGGCCGCCCACACGGCGCTCCTCGCCGCGGGCATCCTCGTCCGCTGATCCAATCCCGACAGGAGGCATCCTCATGGCCACCATGGACATCTTCGAAGGCGATGCCTTCACCATCGTCGAGCTGACCCGCGCGCTCGAGAACATCCCCTTCAAGCCCGCGCTGCTCTCGGGCTCGGCCCTCTTCAGCCCGCGCGGCGTGCGCTCCCGCACGGTCGTCATCGAGAGCCGGGACGGCACGCTGTCGCTGATCCCGTTCTCCGAGCGCGGCTCGGCCTACGAGCAGCAGGTTCCTGATCGCCGCGAGATGCGCGCCTTCGTCTGCCGCCAGTTCAAGAAGCAGGACGTGCTCTGGGCCTCCGAGATCCAGTCCGTCCGCGACTTTGGCTCGGAAAGCGCAACCCAACAGGTGCAGACCGAAGTGGCCTACCGGCTCAGGAAGCTCCGCCAGGACGCCGAGACCACTTTTGAGTACCACCTGCTGAACGGCATCCAGGGGCTGGTGAAGGACCCGAAGGACCACGCCACGGTGGTGAACTACTTCACCGAGTTCGGGATCACACCGGCGGCCGAGATCGACTTCGATCTCGACAACGCGACCCCCGCCTCCGGGGCGCTGCGCAAGCGCTGCCAGGCGCTGATCGAGAGCGTCGAGGACTCGATGGGCGGGCTCTCGGCCGGCGCCGTTCAGGTTCGTGCCGAATGCGGCTCGGCCTTCTTCGCCGATCTCGTCGCCCACAAGGAGGTACGGGAGACTTACCTCAATACCGCAGCCGCCGCCGACCTGCGCGGCCGCGTGGCCGACGAGGTGAGCTTCGGCGGCATCACCTTCCGCCGCTACCGGGGCGGGGTCGGCTTCACGGTCCCGGCCGACAAGGCGTTCTTCTATCCCGAAGGCATCGAGGGGCTCTTCGAGATCTACTACGCCCCAGCCGACACCTTCGAGACGGTGAACACGCTGGGCCAGCCGCTCTATGCCCGGACGATCCCCGACCGGGACCGCGACGAATGGGTGCGGCTGGAGATCGAGAGCAACCCGCTCCCGATCTGCACACGGCCGCAGGTGTTGCGCTCGGCACGGCGGACCTGAGTCAGAGCGTGACGCCGTATCGGGCGTGAAGATCGCTGAGATGCCGGACCAGCCAGTCGGCCGGTTCGGTATCCTGCCAGAAGCGCCAGAGTTCGGGATAGCTCATCGCCTCGAACGCCGGCGATGATCCTGCCACGCGCGCCCTGAACTCCTCGATCTCGTCTCGATGGGCCACAAACTCGGGACCGGCGGTTGGGTTCGCGGGCTCCCAGAACAGATAAAGCAGCGTCACCGGTCGGTCGGGGAAGCTGCGTGCCAGTCCGAACGCATGCTTGATAAGCTGCGCAGCGTCGAGCCAGGTGTACTTGTCTGGCCGATCCCGGAGGCGCAGCATTTCGCGGAAGTATCCCTGGTCGCGCCGCGAGTCTCTGATCTGCTCCTCGTATGCGGGTGAGAATTCGGCTCGGTGGGGCGACAGGTGTTCGGTCAGCTTCGACTCGATCCCGACCACGCCGCCGGGGCCCGAAAGCACGACATCGAGGTTGGGTGCACGGCCGCCGCGGAGTCCGGTGGGGCATTTCCGTTCGAAGCGAAGATCGTCGAAACCGGCAGCCATCGGCATGGCGAGGTCGGCGATCCGGCTCCGAAACGGCGCGAAGCAGTTGACCGCCAGCCCAGATGAAGAATGGGCCGCCCGGAACTTGGTCTGCAGCTCGTTGCCGTCGCCTGAGGACAGGTCTGCTTCGAAATCCTTCAGCGTGACCTGCGGAAGCAGGGTGTCGCGAAAATCTGCAACGTAGCCCTTCGGGTCGAGGGACGTGTCCGGGTGCTGGCCCATGAACGCCTCTGACAGCGCCTGGACGGCTCGGACCCTCGTCGGGCGTTCTGAAATCGATTCCTGTTTCATGGGAGCAGTATAGCCATGGCCAGCGCGTTCGCATCCGCCCTCGAGGCGCTCTTCGCGGATGCGCATCTCGCGAGTGACATCGTCTACATCGCCGAGGGCGGCGCGCCTTCGCTGGTCCGCGCCATCCTGCGGCGCCCCGACGACGTCACCAGTTTCGGCGAGGCGCGGATCTGGTCGGAGAGCACCCGGCTCGATCTGCGCCTTTCCGAGGTGGCCAACCCGCGTCCCGGCGACCGCATCGAGATCGACGGCGAGGCCTTCCTCATCCAGGGCGAGCCCGTCCGCGACCGCGAACGGCTGGTCTGGACAGTGGATCTGCGTCCGGCCTGATCGCGATGAAGCTGAAGCTCGACATCACCCCGGACCTCGTCGCCGCCATGGCGGCAGAGGTGAAGGCCGGAGAGAAGGCCGTCACCGCCGCTATGCGCGAGGCGGGCACCGGGCTGAAGACCGCCTGGCGCGGCCAGATCACCGGCGCGGGGCTCGGCCGGCGGCTCGCCAACTCGATCCGGAGCCAGACCTTCCCGAAGGCCGGCGAGAGCCTGAACGCCGCGGCGCTCGTGTGGTCCAAGGCCCCGGTCATCGTCGGCGCTCACGACACCGGGCCGCTGATCCGCTCCAAGGACGGGTTCTGGCTTGCGATCCCGACGCCAGCCGCCGGACGCGGCCTGCGCGGCGGCAGGATCACCCCCGGCGAATGGGAGCGCCGCCGGGGGCTGCGGCTCCGCTTCGTCTACCGTCGCCGCGGGCCCAGCCTGCTGGTGGCAGAGGGACGGCTGAACAGTCGTGGGCTCGGTGTCGCGTCACGCTCGAAGACTGGCCGCGGGCGCACGACGGTGCCGATCTTCCTGCTGGTGCCGCAGGTCAAGCTGCCGAAGCGGCTCAACCTAGACCGGGATGCCGAGCGGGCGCTGGACAGCGTGCCGGGTCTGATCGTGGCGAATTGGGTTGAGGGGCGGCTTGGATGAGTGCGCAACCATTGGAATAAACCGGACGCTCGACGGAGCGCATTATTCAGCGCCCACCCACTTCAACACAGCAAGTGCCTCTGGCGAACTACGAACTCGAAGCTTGATTTCCCCGCGTGACGTTTCTTCCGAAGCGGGAAAGTGCTCTTTGGTCTTGCCCGGATCAATAAGCCCTGCATTCAAGGCAGGCTTCCGAAAGTACCACAGGACCCACTTCTGATTCAGGACAGCTGAATACAGCCAGTCGCCCTTGGCTTCGAAACGAAGTTCTCGTTCTATGTAACCATGTCCGGCCGGGCGCACCGTGGTCCCGCCAGGAAAATGAGCATGGGCAAAGGTCAAATAGGCGTCGCGGACGGCAGCATCGATGGCTGTTGCCGCTCGTAGCTGTTCTTCGAGTCTATGCGGATCAAGCAGCATCTTTCCTCCCACCGCTTGGTTCCGCGCGGCCTTCATTAATCCAAACACCCTCGAAACAAACGTCAAGCGCGGAGTCGCGTGACAGATATGCCCACCCCTCGCGAAACCATCCTCACCGCGCTGCACGCGCGGCTCTCGGCGCTGCCCGCCACCGCCCTCCGCGGCGAGGTGCTACCCGAGCGCGTCCCGGCCGAAGGCCTGCTGATCCTGCGCGACGGCGAACCAGGCGAGCCCGAAGTCACGCTGTCGCCCCTGCGCTACCACTACCAGCACCGCGCCGAGATCGAGGCGGTCGTTCAGGGCGCCGATCGCGACGCTGCGTTCGACACGCTGACCGCCAGCATCGGCGCAGCGCTTGCCGCCGACCGGACGCTGGGCGGGCTCTGCGACTGGGTCGAGGCCGAAGCCCCGCGCCCGGTCGATCTGCCGGTCGAGGGCGCGGCCAGCCTGAAGGCGGCCGTGATCCCGGTGGTGCTGCACTATTCCACGGCCGATCCGCTCGGCTGATCCCGACAACCCGAGGAGAACACCATGGCACGAGCCCAGGGGGCGCGGGCGCTGATGGCGCTTGCGTTCGAGACGACCTATGGAACGCCGCCCGCCAGCGGCTTCACCCGCATGCCCTTCGCCAGCACCTCGCTCGGCGCCGAGCAGCCACTGCTGAACTCGGAGCTTCTCGGCTACGGCCGCGATCCGCTGGCGCCGATCAAGGATGCGGTCACGGCCGATGGCGACGTCGTCGTGCCGCTCGACGCCGAGGCTTTCGGGTTCTGGCTGAAGGCGGCCTTCGGGACACCGACGACCACGGGTGCGGAGGCGCCCTACAGCCACGAGTTCCAGTCGGGGTCCTGGACGCTGCCCAGCATGTCGATCGAGACCGGCATGCCCGAGGTGCCGCGCTACGCGATGTACTCGGGCTGCGTGCTCGACCAGATCACCTGGCAGATGCAGCGATCCGGGCTCCTGACCGCGACAGCCCGGCTGGTGGCGCAGGGCGAGACGGTCGGCACCACGACCAGCGCCGGAACGCCCGCCGCGCTGGAGCTGAAGCGCTTCGGGCATTTCAACGGGGCGATCACGCGGAATGGGTCCGCCCTCGGCAACGTGGTCTCGGCCGAGATCACCTATGCCAACAACCTCGACCGGATCGAGACCATCCGCTCGGATGGCCGCATCGACGGCGCGGACCCGTCCATCGCCGCGCTGACCGGCCGGATCGAGGTGCGCTTCGCCGACCAGACGCTGGTGACGCAGGCAATCAACGGCGAGGCCTGCGAGATGGAGTTCGCCTACCTCCTGCCGTCCGGCGAAAGCTTCACCTTCACCGTGCACGCCGTCTACCTGCCGCGTCCGCGCATCGAGATCTCGGGGCCGCAAGGCGTGCAGGCCACCTTCGACTGGCAGGCGGCGCGCGACAGCGTCGTCGGCCGGATGTGCACCGCAACCCTCGTGAACGACGTGGAGACCTTGTCTTAAGATTTCCCCCGGTTCCCGTGCGATACGGGAGCCGCTGTCCGGCACCTCAAATATGCCGGACAGCGGCGGGGGACGGATCGTTGTGGAGATGGTCGGAGAGGGCCGGTCAGTAGTGTGATCGCCCCCGCCTTTTCGAATGTCCTGAACGGATACATGGGGAAGACCTCGCGTCCTTGCCCCGAATGACAAGGCCAGGAGGCGAAAAGACCATGACCGACACTATCGGGATCGACATCTCGAAGACCACACTCGACATCTACCGTATCTCGGACGGCAAACGAGCCCGCTTCGGCAACGACGCGTCCGGCTTGAAGGCCATGCGCAAGTGGCTCGGGGCGGCACCGCTCCGCGTCGTCTACGAGGCGACCGGGCGCTATCACCGCGATCTGGAGGCCGCGCTTGCGGCTTTCGGCCATCACAACGTCAAGGTGAACCCCGCACGGGCGCGACGCTTCGCGCAGGCTACCGGACAGGGAGCGAAGACCGACCGCGTCGATGCGGAGATGCTTGCACGGATGGGTACCGTGCTCGGCCTCGAGGCGACCCCGGTCAAAACTGACGAACTGCACGAAATCAAGGAGCTGCATGTCGCTCGGGTTGCTCTGATCAAGGATCGGACGGCCTGCCGAAACCGGATCGGCATGGCGCGCAACAAGATCGTCCTGGCGCAGCTGCGCGCGCGCCTTCGCCAGATCGACACCCAGATCGCGCAGATCGACAGGGAACTGCGCTCCCGGATCAAAGCCGATCCCGGGCTCGCCAGGCGCTACGAGATCCTGACGTCGATCCCCGGCGTCGGGCCCGTCGCCGCCATCGCCCTGATCATCGAGATGCCGGAGCTCGGGGCGATGAGTTCGAAGGAAGCTGCGAGCCTCGCAGGCCTCGCACCTATCACGCGGCAGTCGGGAACGTGGAAGGGCAAGGCCCGTATCGGCGGAGGCCGCACTGCTCTCCGTTGCATGCTGTTCATGCCCGCTGTGATCGCGACCCGCTTCAACGCCCCGCTCCAGCAAGTCCACCGGACGCTCATCGCTGCCGGAAAGCCCTGGAAAGTCGCCATCACGGCGGTGATGCGAAAGCTCATCGTCCTCGCCAACGCCCTGATCCGGGACGACCGGAAATGGGCCGAAATCAACCCTTGATCAAAACGGATACTATTGATGCTGACGCTCGACCTGACCAACGCCCCGCGCTGGCATGACCTCACCCCCGGCGTGCGGGTGCAACTCCGCCCATTGACCACCGCGCTGATGGTCGCGACACGCAGCGATCCCGCTGTCGAGGGGGTGCCCGAGGACGCCTCCGACGAGGAGCGCGCCGTCGCTTTTGCAAAAGCACTGGCGCGTCGCGCGGTGCTCGCCTGGGACGGTATCGGCGATGCGGACGGCAAGCCCATCGATCCGAGCCCCGAGGCCATCGACGCGCTGCTCGATGTCTGGCCGATCTTCGAGGCGTTCCAGCTGACCTACGTCTCGAAGGGCCTGCTGCTGGAACAGGAAAAAAACGCCTCTGCGCCCTCGCTGAATGGTCCTTCGGCGGGGGCGAGCGCTACTGCGAAGCCTGCGCACCCTACGAGGGCCGCGAGCAAGCCTGCCCGGACTGCCCGGCGCGGCTGAACCGTCCGGCAACGCCGGAGGGTTGGCAGGTCTGGGACCTTGTCGGCCGACTCGGCGGCCAGCTGCGTGTCCTGCCCGGCGCGGTGACCGGCTGGGACATGTCGGCGGCGCTCGCGCTCGGTGACGCACTCGGCGTGCCGCCGCTCGCCATGGCCGAACTGCTGCCTGTCATCGAAGCGGTGATGGTCGCCAAGCTCAACGAGCAGATGGAGCACTCCCATGGCTGAGAAGAGGGTCAGCGTCCGCCTCGCGGCCGTGGGCGGACGGCAGGTGCGCGCCGAGCTGGAAGGCGTGGGCGAGGCCGGGTCGCGCGGCTTCGGACGGCTGAGCCGGGAGATGGAGGCCGCGAACGCGAGGCTAGCGGCATTTTCCCGTCGCGTTGCCGTAGCCGCTGCCGCCGCAGTTGCAGCTGCCGCCGCGGCGGGCGTGGCGATGATCCGCTCCGGTCTGCAGACGGTCGATGCGCAGGCCAAGCTCGCCCAGTCCCTCGGCACCACCGTCGCCTCGATCCAGACGCTGGAGCGCGCGGGCGAGCTGGCTGGTGTGTCCATGTCCGGCATCGAGCAGGCGACGAAGGACCTGACGCGGCGACTCAGCCAGGCGGCCGCCGGGACCGGTCCCGCCGCCGACGCGCTCGACCGGCTGGGGCTGTCGGCCACCGACCTGATTGCGCTGCCGCTGGACCAGCGGGTCGGCGCGATCAACGCGGCCATCGAGAGCTTCGTGCCTGCCGCCGAGCGCGCGGCCGTGGCAGGTCAGCTTTTCGGCGAGGAAGGCTCCATCGCCATGTCGCGGATCGACACCGCGACGCTGCGCCAGGCGACGGAGGACGTGCTCGCCTTCGGCGTCGTCGTCTCGGAGCAGGATGCCGATCAGATCGAGCGGACGAACGACGCAATCTCGCGCCTCGGGCTGATCTGGCGCGGGCTCTCGAACCAGCTGGCCGTCGCCGCAGCCCCGGCGCTCGAGGCTGTCGCCAACGCCATGGCCGCCATTGCCAGCCGCACCGGGCCGCTCGGCATCGCCATTCGCGGTCTCTTCGACAATATCGGCCGCCTGACCACCTATGCCGCCACCTTCGCGGCCTTCCTCGCTGGCCGCTGGGTCGCTGGCATGGCCGCTGCGGCGCTCTCCGTGCGCGGCCTCGCCACGGCGCTGGTCGTCCTGCGCGGCGCGCTGATCCGCACCGGCATCGGCGCGCTCATCGTCGGCGCGGGAGAACTCGTCTACCAGTTCGCCCGGCTTGTCTCCGGCGCGGGCGGCTTCGGCGAGGCGATGTCGCTCCTGAAGGACCTCGCCGTCGAGGTCTGGGAGCGGATCCGCATGGGTGCGGCCGCGGCGGGCGCGGCCGCCACGGCGATGTTCTTCGACCTGAAGGCCGATGCCGCCTCGGGCATGAAGAGCGCCATCGAGAGCGTCGTGGCTTTCGGCAACACCGCCGCGAACACGTTCGAGGGCGCCTACGAGGCGATCAAGGCGATCTGGGGTCTGCTGCCCGCCGCCATCGGCGATCTCGCGTTCCAGGCAGCGAACAGCCTCGTCGACGGTGTCGAGGCGATGCTGAACGGCGTGGTCTCGCGCATCAACGGCTTCATCGGCGGCATCAACGCCGGTCTCGAAGCGCTCGGGTCCGAGCGCCGCATCTCGCTGGTGCGCGACCTCGATCTCGGCGAGATCGAGAACCGTTTCGAGGGCGCGGCCAGTGCTGCCACGACGGCGGCGCAGGCGGCGTTCGACCGGGCCTTCGAGGAGAACCCGCTGACCGCACCCGACCTCGGTCTGACCGAGGCAGCAAACCGGGCGCTCGAGTCCGCCAACCTCTATAGGGGCGCCGCGCGCGATCTGGCGGAAGGGGCCCGCGCGCCCCTCGAAAGCTGGCAGGCCCTGCGGGATGCCGTCCGCGCAACCGACGAGGACGGGGCCGATGCGCTGGCCGAGGCGACGACCGCGGCGGAGCGGTTCGAGACCGCGCTCGACGGCGCGGGACAAGCTGCGACCGACGCCGGAACCGCCGCGGGTGCTGCGGCTGCCGCGGCCGAGCCGAATGTGGAGACGGCCGTCACCGGCTGGCAGGCGGTCACGGCGGCGCTGTCGGACTACGCCAGCAAGGCGCGCGAGATCGGTGGCGACATCGGCCAGAGCCTCGTCGGCGCCTTCCAGTCCGCCGAGACCGCGGTCGGCGAGTTCGTGAAGACCGGCAAGCTGAATTTTCGCGATCTGATCACCTCGCTGCTGGCCGATCTCGCCCAGCTGGCGGCGCGGCGCTTCATCCTCGGACCGATCGCAAACGCGCTCTCCGGCGTGTTCTCCGGGGCGGGCGTTCGCGGGGCTTACGCGGCCCCACTGGGGCCACGGTCCCCGCTCACCTACGCCAACGTCCTGCATGCGGGCGGGATGGTCGGATCGGCTGGGCCCACGAGGATGGTCCCGGCGATGGTCTTCGCCGCCGCGCCGCGGATGCATTCCGGCGGGATGGCGGGGCTTCGGCATGATGAGGTGCCCGCTATCCTCCAGCGGGGCGAGCGGGTGCTCTCGAGGCGCGAGGCGCAGAGCTACGGCGCGGGCGGCGGCGTCAACGTCACCATCATGGCACGTGACGCCGAGAGCTTCCGGCAGTCGCGGACGCAGGTTGCGGCAGACATCGCCCGTGCGGTCTCGCTCGGGCGGAGGGGCATGTGATGGCGTTTCACGAGGTCCGGTTCCCCGACAACATCAGTCGCGGCGCGCGCGGCGGGCCCGAGCGGCGGACGCAGATCGTCGAGCTCGCCTCGGGCGACGAGGAGCGCAATGCGAGCTGGGCCAACTCGCGCCGCCGCTACGATGTCGCCTACGGCATCCGCCGCGCCGATGATCTCGCCGCCGTCGTCGCCTTCTTCGAGGCACGGAATGGGCGGCTGCATGGCTTTCGGTTCAAGGACTGGGGCGATCACAAGTCCTGCCTGCCGTCCCAGACGCCAGCGCCGACCGATCAGGCGATCGGCACCGGCGACGGCACGACGAGCGCCTTCCAGCTGGTGAAGCGCTACGCCTCCGGCGCGCAAACTTGGACACGCGCCATAGCCAAACCGGTGACCGGAACCGTGCGCATCGCGGTGGCGGGCGTCGAGCAGCTCTCCGGCTGGTCGGTCGACGCCACGACCGGCGTCGTCACCTTCGGCGTCGCGCCGGGCGCTGGCGTCGCCGTCACAGCGGGCTTCACCTTCGACGTGCCAGTCCGTTTCGACACCGACGCGCTCGACGTGACGCTCGACCTCGAGCGGCTCGGCTCGATCACCTCCATTCCGCTGCTGGAGATCCGGCGATGAACGACACCGGCAGCTTCGTCGCAGCCGTCCTACGCGAGCTCGCGGCCTCGACCGCCGTGATCCTCGCCGCCTGGGGCGCGCTCGGCGGCGCCACGAACGCACTGACCACGAAGATGCGGCTGCGCGATGCGCTGCGGCACATCCTGCTCGGCGGGCTGATCGCCGCCGGGATGGGCAGCCTCTCCATGGCCGTGATCACCGCCTGGCTCAGTCTGCCGCCCGAGGCGATCCCCGCAGGCGGAGCGGCGGGTTCGGCGGCCTATCTCGTCGGGGTCTTCGGACCGGCCTTCATCGAGATGCTGCTCGCCCGCCTCCGCCGCGCCAACGAAGGCCGCGGCGATGAATGAGCTCATTCGCCTCGCGCGCTCCCTCCGCTGCGAGCCTTCCGCTCCACGGCAGGCTTTCGCCCATCGCCTGCGCATTGGCCTTGCCGTCGCGGCACTGATCCTGATCCTCTCGCTTCTCCGGTAATCTCATGCACATGACCGACCGGGGCCTGCTGGCCCTCGTCCGGCACGAAGGACTCGTGCCCGGACCCTATCTTGATGTGAAAAAGGTCTGGACCTTCGGCATCGGCCACACGGCTGCCGCCGGGGAGCCCGATCCGTCCACGATGCCGCGCGGCATGCCCGCCGATCTCGACGCCGGGATCCGCGAGGCGTTCCGGGTCTTCCATGCCGACCTCGCCCGCTACGAGGCCGCTGTCCTGCGCGCCGTGAAGGTTCCGCTGGCGCCGCACGAGTTCGATGCGCTGGTCAGCTTTCACTACAACACCGGCGGCATCGCGAAGGCCGCGCTCACCCGGCACCTCAACGCCGGCAATCGCGTTGCAGCCGCCGACGCGTTTCTGAACTGGCGGCGACCGGCCTCCATCATCCCGCGCCGCGAAGCCGAGCGCGACCTGTTCCGCCACGGCCAATATCCCGGCGGCACGATCCCGGTCTGGTCCGTGGACCGCGCGGGCCGCGTGGACTTCTCCAGGCCGATCCGCCGCCTGACGGAAGACGAGGCTCTGGCCCTGCTGCGGCCGTCGCCGCTGCCGAGACCGCCGGTCTTCGATCTTGCTCCCGACGCGCCGACCGGCTGGCTCGCCCGCCTGGCCGCCTTCTTCTCCATCCTGATCCGGAGGGCCTGACCCATGCGCTACATTCGTCCGACCTCGCTCACCTGGTGGGCGGGACTGCTCGCCATGCTCACCGGCATTGCCTCTCTCGCGTTGCCCGCGACCGGGCCGCTCGGGGAAGTGTCCCGCCTCGTCGCACTGCTCGCCGGCTCGGGGGACGCTTCGCCCGCGGGGCTCATGTTCCTCGGTCTGGGCCTGATCGGTCTGCGGGACCGGATCGAGCGCGGGTTCCGCGGCGATGCTTGAGTTCTTCGCAGGTGTCGTCGTGGGCGGCTGCCTCGGCGTATTCGTCGTCGCCCTCTGCATGGCCGCCGCACGCGGGGAGCGGGACGATGGCTGAACTCCTCATCTGGCTGGTCGCGGCTCTCGGCGCGGTCGGGGGCGTCGTCCTCGGCCGGGTCTGGGGCCGAGTGGAAGGGGAACGTGCAGGCAAACGGGAGGCGGAACGCGATGCGATCAAAGACAAGAACAACCGTGTCGAGCGCGGGCGGGATGCGGTTCGTGATGGCCGCGGCGCTGGCGATCCCGCTGACCGGCTGCGCCGCAACGATGGGCGGTGGTGACGCCGGCTGCGCCTCCTACGCCGAGGCGCGGCTCGCCCGGCCGCCCGCCGAGACTGTCGCAGCCGTGCCGCCGGACTGGGCGAGCTGGATCGCCGATCTCGACGACCGAATGACGGGAACCTGCCGATGAAATCCCTCTCGCCCGAGCTTCAGGCGCATCTCGACGAGGGCACGACGACGCTCGCCTGGTGCTGGCGCATCACCCGTGCCGACGGCGTCACCTTCGGCTTCACCGATCACGACCGGACGCTGAGCTTCGACGAGACCGACTTCGAGCCCGAGAGCGGGTTGACCGCCTCCGAGGTCCGCTCGGGCTCGGACTTGTCGGTGGATGCGCAGGACGCGGAAGGCGTGCTGACCTCGGACCAGATCACCGAGACCGACATTCTTGACTGCCGATGGGACAACGCCGAGGTCGAGGTCTGGCGGGTGAACTGGGCCGACACTGGCCAGCGCGTGCTGATGCGGCGCGGTGCCATCGGCCAGATCCGGCGCGGGCGGCTCGCCTTCGTCGCCGAGGTGCGCTCGCTCGCCCATGTGCTGGGCCAGACGGTGGGACGGACCTTCCAGGCGACCTGCGACGCGGCGCTCGGCGATGCGCGCTGCGGAGTGGACATCGAAAATCCCGCCTTCAGCGGCACCGGCGCCGTCATCGATCTCCTGCGCGACAGGGCCTTCACCGCCTCTGGCCTCGGCGGCTTCGCCTCCGGCTGGTTCACCTTCGGCACGCTGAACTGGACGAGCGGCGCAAATGCGGGGCGGCGCACCGAGGTGCTGGGCCATGACGTCACGGATGGCATTGCCGTGCTGACGCTCCTCGAGGCGCCGGTGCGCGCGATCGCCGAGGGCGACGGTTTCACCATCCGCGCGGGCTGCGACAAGCGCATGGAGACCTGTGGCGCGAAGTTCGCGAACACCGCCAACTTCCGGGGTTTCCCGCACATCCCCGGCCAGGACGCCGTGCTGCGCTACGCCACGAAGGACGGCGGCCACGAGGGAGGGGTGCTGTGACGCAACCCCTCGCATCGGCCGACCCGACGCGCGTCATCTCCGTCGCAGGCTCCTGGCTCGGCACACCGTACCACGACCAGGCCAGCCTGCGCGGTGTCGGCTGCGATTGCCTCGGGCTGGCCCGGGGCGTCTGGCGCGAGGTCGTCGGCCCCGAGCCGTTCCCGATCCCGCCCTACAGCCGCGACTGGGGCGAGACCGGGCCGCGCGAGGTTCTTGCCGAGGGCGCGGGGCGCATGATGATCGAAGTGGAACCGGCGGCGGCCGGTCCCGGCGCGCTGGTGCTCTTCCGCATGAAGCCCCGCGCCATCGCCAAGCATGTCGGGATCCTCACCGGCCCCGATACCTTCCTCCACGCCTATGAGCGGCTCGGCGTGATCGAGGAACCGCTCACCCCATCCTGGCGGCGGCGCATCGCCTTCGCCTTCCTGTTTCCGCAACGCTGAGGCCCGACCATGGCAACGCTTGTTCTCGGCGCGGCCGGTGCCGCCATTGGCAGCAGCATCGGCGGCGCGATCCTCGGCGTGAGTGCCGCCACCATCGGCGGCTTCATCGGCTCCAGCATCGGCTCGGTGGTCGACAGCTGGATCATCTCGTCGCTGGCGCCCACACAGCGCATCGAGGGCGCGCGGCTCGACACGCTCCGCATCACCTCGGCCACCGAGGGCGCGGTCATCCCGCGGCTCTATGGCCGGATGCGCATGGGCGGCAACATCATCTGGGCGACCGATTTCCGCGAGGAGACGAAGACCACCACGCAGGGCGGCGGCAAGGGCGGCGGAGGCGGCAAAGTCAAGACGACCGAGTATCTCTACTTTGCCAGTTTCGCCGTAGCGCTCTGCGAGGGCCCGATCACCGGGATCGGCCGCATCTGGGCCGACGGCAAGCCGATGGACCTCTCCGGCGTCACCTGGCGCTGGTATCCGGGCGACGAGGCGCAGACGGCGGACCCGTTCATTGCGGCGAAGATGGGCGCGGCCAACACGCCCGCCTATCGCGGCACCGCCTATGTGGTCTTCGAGGAACTGGCGCTCTCGACCTACGGCAACCGCCTGCCGCAGCTCTCCTTCGAGGTGTTCCGGCCGCTGGCCGATCCCGACACCGCCGAGGCGCTGACCCGCGCGGTCACCATGATCCCGGCCTCGGGCGAGTTCACCTATGCCACGCAGGCGATCCGGAAGACCGATGGCGGCGCAACGGTACCCGAGAACCTGAACGCGCTGGCCGACTCCACCGACATGGTGGAGGCGCTCGACCGGCTGCAGGCGATGGCGCCTGCGGTCGAGAGCGTCAGCCTCGTCGTGGCGTGGTTCGGCGACGATCTGCGCGCGGGATCCTGCAGGGTGCGGCCGGGCGTCGAGGTGTCCGCAAAGTCGACCACGCCCGCCAGCTGGTCGGTGAATGGCGTGAGCCGCGCCGGTGCCTTCCTCGTCAGCCGCGACGATCAGGATCGCCCGGTCTATGGCGGCACGCCGTCCGACTTCGCCGTGGTGCAGGCGATCCAGGAGATGAAGGCCCGCGGGCTGCGCGTGACATTCTATCCCTTCATCCTGATGGACGTGCCGCCCGGCAACAGTCTGCCGAACCCCTATTCGGACAACGCCGCCGAGACCGGCCAGCCCGCGTTTCCCTGGCGGGGGCGGATCACCTGTTCGCCTGCAGCGGGCTTCGCCGGGACCGTGGACAAGACCGGCACGGCCGCCGCGCAGGTCGCGAGCTTCTTCGGAGCCGCGACGCCCGCGAGCTTTAGTGTCTCGGGCCAGTCGGTTTCGTGGACCGGCCCGTCCGGCGACTGGGGCCTGCGGCGCATGGTGCTGCACTACGCCCATCTCTGCGCGGCGGCGGGCGGTGTCGACGCCTTCCTGATCGGCACCGAGATGCCGGGGCTGACGACGATCCGCTCGGGGGCCAGCACCTATCCCGCCGTGCAGGCCTATCGGGATCTGCTCGCCGATGTGCGCTCGATCCTCGGGTCCGGCACCAAGATCGGCTACGCCGCCGACTGGTCGGAATACTTCGGGCACCAGCCGGGCGACGGCAGCGGCGACGTGTTCTTCCACCTCGACCCGCTCTGGTCGGATGCCAACATCGATTTCATCGCGATCGACAATTACATGCCGCTCTCCGACTGGCGGGACGGGTTCGAGCATGCCGACGCGGCCGAGGGCTGGCCTGCGATCTATGACCGGACCTATCTGCAGAGGAACATCGCGGGCGGCGAAGGCTTCGACTGGTTCTATGCCTCTGCCGCCGACAGATCCGCGCAGGTCCGCACCCCGATCACCGATGGCGCGGCGGCCAAGCCGTGGGTGTTCCGCTACAAGGACCTGCGCGCCTGGTGGTCGAACCCGCACTACAATCGCCCGGGTGGGGTGGAGAGCGGCACACCGACGGCGTGGGTGCCGGAGTCGAAGCCGATCTGGTTCACCGAGCTCGGCTGTCCGGCCATCGACCGGGGCACCAACCAGCCCAACGTGTTCTTCGACCCGAAGTCGTCGGAGAGCTTCACGCCGCATTTCTCGCGAGGCTGGCGCGACGACGCGATCCAACGCGCCTACCTCGAGGCCAGCTACCTCTGGTGGGGTCAGGGCGCGAACAACCCGACGTCATCCGTCTACGGCGGCCGGATGGTCCATGTCCCCGAATGCGCCGCCTGGACCTGGGACGCGCGGCCCTATCCGTTCTTTCCGGAGCTGACCGGCACCTGGACAGACGGCCCGAACTGGCGGCTCGGTCACTGGCTGACCGGACGGCTCGGCGCGGTGTCGCTGCCGGCCCTCGTGCGCCATCTCTGCCTGCGCGCTGGGCTGGCGGAAAGCCTGATCGACGTCTCGGGCCTCTGGGGCGCGGTCGAGGGCTATGTGATCGGGGCACTCGAAAGCCCCCGCGCCTCGATTTCCACCTTGGCCCGCCACTTCGGGTTCGATGCCATCGAAACGGAGGGCGTGATCCGCTTCGTCATGCGCGGCCGCGCCTCGGTTGCGACGCTCACCATCGACGATCTCGTCGCAAGCCGCGAGGGCGAGGCCTTCGAGCTGACCCGCGGCCAGGAGACCGAACTGCCCCAGGCGCTGAAATGGCAGGTCGCCCGCGCGGACGAGGATTATGACGCAGCGCTTGTCGAGGCCCGCCGTATCACGGTCGACACCACGCGCATTGCCTCGGAAAGTTTCCCGATGGCGATCCCGCCCGAAGAGGCCGAACGCCGCTGCCGCCGCGCGCTGATGGAAGCCTGGATCGGCCGGGAGAGCGCCACCTTCCGCCTGCCGCCCTCGCGGCTAGCCCTCGATCCCGCCGACGTCATCCGGCTGGCGCATGATGGCCGTGAGGTCGAGTTCCGCCTCGTCTCCGTCGCCGATGCCGAGGCGCGCGGGATCGAGGCTGTCCGCCAGGACCGCGCCGCCTACGATCTGCCACCCGGCGATCCGCGCCCGGCCTCGCTTGCCAGCCCCGTCGTCTTTGGCACGCCGGAAGTGGTTATGCTGGACCTGCCGCAGATCAGCGAGGACCAGCCTGCCCATCGCCCCCTGATCGCCGCCCATGCCAGCCCCTGGCCGGGCGAGATCGCGGTGTTCCGCAGCGCCTCGACGGACGGGTTCGCGTTGCTGACGACCTTCGGCAGTCGGGCGCGGATCGGGACGCTGGCCTTCGACCTCTTTCCCGGCCCCACTTCACGCTTCGATCTGGGCAATGCGCTGGTCGTCGATCTTCTGTCGGGGACGCTCGAGAGTGTGACGGACCTCGCCTTGTTCGGCGGGGCGAATGCACTGGCCGTGGAGACGGCGGCCGGGGCCTGGGAGATCGTCCAGGCTGCCCAAGCCGAACTCATCGCCCCAGGCCGATATCGGCTGACCCGTCTCCTGCGTGGCCAGCGCGGAACGGAGCATGCCATCGGCAACCCGGCTCCCGCCGGGGCGCGGGTCGTGGTGCTGGACGCGACTTTGGCCTCAATCCCCATTGCTGAGGCAGACCTTGGCTTGCCATGGAACTGGCGCGTGGGCCCGGCTGCGCGGGCGGTCAGCGATGCAGGCTATGCCGCGCTGGGCTTCACGCCGACCGGCCGGGGTCTCGTGCCCTTCGCGCCGGTCCATGTCGAACAGCCGTGGCGAACGGCCCGCAGCCCGGGCGATCTGACCATCCGCTGGACGCGCCGGTCCCGCGCGCTGGTGGCCGATGCCTGGGAACAGGTCGAGGTGCCGCTGGCCGAGGACCTGGAATCCTACGACGTCCAGATTCTTGACGGGACCGTCGTCAAGCGCACGCTGACCAGCACCACGACCTCCGTTATCTACGCCGCCGCCCAGCAGACCGCCGATTGGGGCGCGCCGCTCGGGCCCGGCCAGACGCTGGCCATCCGGATCTTCCAGCTTTCGAACCGCCTCGGCCGCGGCACGCCCGCCGCGGTCACGCTGCAATTCTGATCCCAACCTGCGGGAAGCTCCATGTCCGACACCACGACCCATCTGGGCCTGCCCTACCTTCTGGCCGCCCAGGCGCAGAAGCATGTCACCCACAACGAGGCGCTGCGGCTGCTTGATGCGATGGTGCAGCTCTCGGTCCTCGATCGCACGCGCACCGCGCCCCCAGCCAGCCCGGCGGACGGCAACCGCCATCTGGTGGCCTCTGGCGCGACCGGACTTTGGGCGGGGTGGGACCTGAACATCGCCTTCTGGGTCGACGGCGCATGGATCCGGCTCGTCCCGCGTACCGGCTGGCTTGTGTGGGTCGCTGCAGAGGGGCTGTTCCTCGTCTGGACCGGCAGCGCCTGGGAGGTGGTGGGCGAGCCGCGCGCTGTGTCGGACGCGGTCTTCAGCCTGGTGAACGACGCCGACCCTACAAAAAAGGCAACCTTCTCGCTGGCGGGGATCAGCGCGGGCACCACGCGCAGCTTCACCCTGCCGAATACCTCGTCGGAACTGGCGATCCTTGCAGGCACCCAGACCTTCACGGGCAACAAGACGTTTTCGGGGACTCTGACCGCCTCGGGCACGGTCACCGTCTCGGCAGCGTCCGCCAGCATCGGCACGGCCACGACGACCGCGACCTACGGAATGGGCACCGGGGCGACGACCACCGGCGTCACCAAGACCGTGAACCTCGGCACCGGCGGCGCCTCCGGATCGACCACGGTCGTGAACATCGGCTCTGCGACGGCTGGCGCAGGCGGCACGACGGTGGTGAACACGCCCACGGTCACCTTCGCCAATGCGGTCACGCAGGTCGGCATGCCGCAGGCGAACCTGACTGCTCAGCTTCTCGGCCTCGGCGGGGCCACGGCGGACAGTTACAACCGGGTTTCGGTCAACACTCCGGCACTGCTGTTCAACAACGCAGGCGCAGGCATCGAGGCCACCGTCAACAAGGCGGCCGCCGGAAACGATGCAGCTTTCGCCTTCAAGACCGGGTTTTCGGCGCGGGCGCTGATTGGCTTGCTCGGCAACGACGATTTCAGCTTCAAGGTCAGCCCTGACGGATCCACGTTCTTCGACGCGATCCGGATCGACCGCACCAGCGGCCAAGTGGAACTGCCGCAGCCGACGGTATTGCCGGGACTGGCGGCCGCGCCAACCCCGCCGCCCGCAGGCAAGGCATCGGTCTATGCCCGCAACCGCGCCGGAGCGCCGTGGATCGACGTCATGCGTCCCTCGGGACGGGATTTCCCCTTGCAGCCGCACTTCGGGGTGAACCGGATCGCAAACTGGTCGCCCTCGGTCAGCACCACGATCACGACCGAAGGCCTGCCGATCACCTCGGTCGGCACCGTCTCGCACCCGACCCTCGCCGCGACGAACCTCGCCGCCTCGATGCGGCGCTGGCGTCTGACCTCGGCGGCCGTCGTGGACTCGGTCGCCGACCAGCGCTCCGCAGGCTGGGCCTGCTGGCGCGGCAACGCGGCGGGCTTGGGCGGCTGGACCTTCGTCACCAGGATTTCGCTCACGACACTGCAGGCGACGGGCATGGGCTTCTTCGGCCTCTATGGTTCAACGGCAGCCCTTGCCACCACCCTGACACTGGCCGCAGCCATCAACTGCATTGGCATCGGCTTCCAGCGCGGGACGCACACCCGTTGGCAGCTGGTCGCGAATGACGGCACCGGGGCGCCGACGCTGACCGACTTGGGCGCGAGTTTCGGTATCGCCACAGGCGGAGTGCTGACGCTGTTCATCGCCGCGCCTCCGAACGGAAGCTCTGTCTGGGTGCGGGTGGTCGACGAGGTCTCAGGCGCGGTGTTCGAGCAGGAGATCACCGCCGACCTGCCAGCCACGACGCAATTCCTATCCCCACGGCTGTTCATGAACACCGGCGCGACAGCCGCCGCCGTCGCCTACGACTGCGCCGGGGTCTACGTCGAGACGGACTTCTGA